GTAGTAGCACTTCCATCTGAAAAATCTCCACTTCCAACTTCAACACCATTTATATGAAGAGAACCTGTAACATCCAAAGAACCTGTAAATATATGTGAATCATCAAGAGTATCACCAAAAATTGTTGAACCACTACTAAAAGATGATGTTATATGTGAGACCGAAGATGATACAATAAATCTTTCTGCAGTTATATCACCAAGAACATGCCAATCTTTATCTACTTGTGCAGTTCCATCTGCTCTTTGTGATATGGTGAATGATGTATCACCAACATGGATTGCACTTGATGCAGAAACATCATTAAATGTAACATTAGATGTAGTACCAACATCTTGACCAATAGAAATAGTTCCAAGTGCTGCAGTTTCACCAGTAAAGTTAGTAACTCCTGTCATTGAAACACCTGTTCCACCTGTTAGTGTTAGTGCATTTGTTAGTGTTGTTTTTGTAGATGAGGCTTTACTTGCTTGTGATACCGTAATACTTTGAACACCTGTTTCAGGTTTAATTAAACTTGCCAACTGAACATCTACATCATCTTTTAATATGATTTGTTTTGGTGTTAGGTATTTTTTAGTAGTTACATATTTGTTGAATGACTCTGGTATAATATATCCATACATTTGAACACTAAAAGTAGTTTTAATTAGTCTTTCAGTATCTATTTCTGTTGCATCTGAAAAACTTTCAATAGTAGTTCTGAATCTCATCTTACCAGGTTCACCCCAATATGCACCATCGGAATAATTAATTTTTTCAACTATCTTGTTCATTTGTTCAATATAACTTGTCCAAATAGTGAACTCGTATGATAGTGTTACATAGTCTGGTATCACTACATTGTATAATTCTTTATTGTGAAATAATCCTTGTTGAACAGAAAATCTATCATATCTTTGTTGTTGTGAATATTTTTGTTCAAAAGTATAAAAATGATTTGGGTTATTTGCATCTAACTTATCAACGGGTATATTTTCATTTTTCTCTATACCTGTTCGTTTAAATACAATTAAAGGAACTATAGTCTGTCTTTTTTTGTCTCGTAAAAACCCTTGTTTCTGAATACTTACCCATCTTTCTGGTGATGCATATAAACATGGAACTTTGACAATTTCTTTATTTTCACTTACGGATGGTTGAATAACTTCATTAAAATAGTACATAATAGCACTATCCATATCCATAATACCGACTGATATATTTTTTACGGTATCTTTTGCATTAGGTGATGACCTACTAACTTGTTCACCTCTATTAACTTTAAGTCTCTGACTTCTTGGTATCGGTTTTTGTCTTGCCATTATATACTTCTAAACTCTTCTATGTTTAAGGTTGGTAATCTTACTAAATGTGCCTGTGCAACTATAGAGAAATTCCTATTATAATCACCACCTATTAACTGATTCTCATTAAAACTATTAATTTCAAAATATCCATCGTTCCAACTAATAATATCACCAATGTCTGGTCTAAATTTAACTTCAACTAAGTAATCTCTTTGAAATGCAAATGTTGCATTTTGTCTATTATCTGGACCGAAGTCATCTGTTTCAAAATTTAAATCTTCTGCATCAATAATACAATTTAATTTAACACCTGGTCTATAAACTTTACCACTTGAGGCCTCACCATACATATTTGTTGATGTATCTTCTGCAGAAACTCTGTAAACATAAACTACTTGGTCTATGATACCACATTTATCTGCTTTTGGGTCACCGACAAGTTCACGATTAAACCTATCAATTATATCCATATCTTTTTGTGGATAATATCTACTTGGCATGTTGTTATCCTATATATACAGGGTAAGGGACTTTTTTAAGTGTCTCTTGTTGGAAATCACTTTCATCTCTTTGTGCTTCCAACAATGCCTTACGACTTGTTTGTTCAAGTGTTTCTCTTAATTGTTCCATTAAAACTTCTTTTTCAGATGTTGCTTCTGCTCTTAATGTCTCACCATCTAAGGAAACTTCAGAATTTGGAATAGGAATAGTTCCATATTTACTACGAATCATTCCTAATAATTCTTTTGATAAGGCATATCCATATTTTCTAATCCATTGTTTACCCACATCATTGATTTTATTGTATTCCATGTTATCATATCTAACATTTGAGTAATCAGATACAACATCCGCAGAACCACTATATCTTGTTCTTAGTGGGTTATCTCTTTCTGAAGTTAATGAATATTCCACCCATAATGAACCACTTGTGGTTGGTTGTGGAAATACTCTCATTTGATTATTACGAATTTCAAAACTATATCCTGATTTTCGTATTTGGTCGTTAAACTCAATGGCCTGTATTCTCAATAAATCTGCATATATTGGTTGTAATACGAATGTAATTGCAGGTGACATACTTCCAAACCCAAATCCGTCCAACATATTCATTGTTCCGAATCCTGTCATTGCATATGGGTCAAAATATCTTGAAACTGCAGGTGATGATTCATAAAATACTCTTTTAACCTCAATTGATGCACCACTTTCACTTGCCTCACCAATAACATCGTTTAAATCATACACTTGACTACCCGAATTGATAGAAACTGCAGTTCTTTTTACTTCTACCGTCCCACCAACATTTGCTTCTTGTCCATATTCCTCTGAAATAAAGATATTTTCACTTAAAGTTGATTTTACTCGTTTATGTGTGAAGTTTGAACTTGTTACTTGTCCTCTTAGGTGTAATAAATTGTCACGAATGTTAAATTGATTAACTTGTGAACTATATTCTGTGACTGCCTCTTCAAGACAGGCATAAAATTGTGTATCTTGCAATTCTACTGCAGTTATTGGATATCCCAATCGTTTAGCACACCAACTTGCAAATTGTGGTGCCTCTGTTTGGAATTCTGAATCATTGTCATAAAAACCAAATGGTGTGGAACTTGATACTGCCGAACCACTACCTGGCCAAATAGGTTGTTGAGCCATTAAAATTCTCCTATAGATGTAATATTACACTAATAAATATCAATTGCAACAAAAAAGGGTGATGAAAAATCACCACCCTTTTTCAGGATCTATAAAAGTTAAAAATTAACTTCTACTTACACATAGTTAACATCAGCAACTACGACTTTACCATAGAATTCGCTACGAACAATCTTCTTAGCGTATCTGGTCATCACACCTTTTCTTGGAGTGAAGTTTTTAGGGTCGTATACCAATGGTGTCATGATAAGTGGTACATATGGAGCATATACAGCACCTGTTTCTAAGAAGTTACTTCCACGGAATCCAACCAAGATTTGGTTTTCAATCATGTAAGGGTTCTTATAAACGGTATATCTGTTATTCAATGCACCTACTTTTTGAACACCCATTGCGAATTTGTTAGTTGATGCATCACCATCTGCGTCTGAAGCGTATCCAGGAATAGACTCTATGATAGTTGCTGTTTCAGGTGAAACCACGATGAAATTAGCACCACCTCTTAGAGTTTTTTGATGGATTGCGTTAGATACAGCTTGTATCTTGTTTCCAAGTGTTTGGAACCAAGCACCTTTAGTGTATGCATTTGACTCACCACTTGATTGTGCGAACAATGAAGTAGAAGAATCATATTCGTATCCAACTCTTGCTGACCATCTTTCTGTCTTAGCAGATGCGTTTGCAAACAACATATCAAGTATTTCTAAGTCAATTTCCATTGAAATATATTCACTTAATAGTGCAGTTAACTCAGCTTCTGCATCAACTGAATGGTATGCATTTAAGTCTTGAGCAAGTTCTGGAGTCCAGACAGCTTTTAACTTACGAGTTTTCGCGATGATTGGTATGCTCTTTAACGCAATGTCTAATTCTGGTATATCAATATCAGTTTCAGGGTTTGCGTCAATATTAGCTCTTGATGCCTCAAAGTCTGTTCTATTGTAATTAGTAGAAGCAACTTTGTGGTAAGAAACAACTGCAGTTGTTGGAGCACCAGCGATATCTTTTCTTACGATAAACGAAATCTGAGAATTCGTTGAATCATATGAAGTGTATGCTGGGAAAAATTCATCATATCCACTACCTGATATAGAGAAAGCTCTAACACCATCGTAGTCTGGAGTTGAGTAAGAATCTACAGATGTAGTAATTTTAACAAGACCATTATCAGCAGCAACACCTGTTGATACTGAAGAACTTAGGTCTGGTTCAAAATTAACATCTGACCAACTTACTGATGAACTAATAAACTGAGTTGAGTTTGCAGTACTTGCGTGTCCTGCTAATGCAGCTGTATTGGAATCGTTAACCGAATATCCAAATTTACCTGCACCATATAGACCGCCACTTGCATCACCAGAACCAGAAGTGTTTCCAAACACATCTGAATTTTCTGTGTGTGCATCAGTTTGGGCAGTACCATATTTAAAGTCAAGATAGAAAATAAGACCTGATGGTAAGTTCATAGGTTGAACACTTACGAACTCTTGAGCTGCTAACTCACCAAAGATTCTACGAACCAATGGTAGAGCAACACCTGACCATTCTTCAGAGTTTGCAGAAGTTCCAGTTCTTGAAGCTTCATCAATTAATTGACGAGCTTGGTTTTCAAGAAGAACGGCCATTCCGTTAACTTTGTGGTCTTGTTCAAGGCCTTCTAAAAGACCTGTAGGTTCCCATTTCTTGACTAATTTACGAGTTTGTTCCAATAGTTGTCTTTGTGGATTATATCCATCCATTAAAGACTCTACTGATTTAAAATTGTCACTCATTTTTTAGTCTCCCGATTATAATATGTTTGCTAATTTTTTGAAACGATTTTTTAACTCGTGTCCTTCAGTCAAAACTTCTTCATTTTTAGGTTTTGTAGAAGCAACGGCTTTAGAACTTGAACCCTTAGATTCCTTAATCGGTTTACGATTTTGGAAAGATTCTGCCAAAGTAGCATATACTAATTTGATTTCTCTTAGGTTTTTAGTTCTATCAAAAGTTTCAACAACTTTTAATTTTTGTTCGTTACTTAAACCAAACGCTCTGAATAGTTTGTTTGAGAACAATAGTTTTGCGTTCAATAAATTAACTTCATTTAATTTTTCACGAAGATATTTTACAACATCTCTGTGTTCTTTAATTTCAGCTTGAAGTTTTTCTACTTCATCCACGGTTTCTTGAACATCATCTTCTTCAGAAAGAGCTCTTAAGACTTCTTCTAAATCAATGTCTTCATCTACTTCTTCTGCTTCATCAACTGATTCCTCAGCTTCATCTACAGAGTCTTTAGATTCGTCCACTTCTTCATCAACTTCTTCAACTTCTTTGAGTTTTCCTTTACCAGGGTCTTCCTCATCAGAACCTGAAGCTTGTTTGACGCCAGTACCTTTACCGATACCACTTGAAGTTGATTGTTCTTCAACTTCGTCAGCTTCTTCAACTTTTTCATCTTCAGTTACTTCTTCAGATTCTTCAACTGATTCTGCTGGTGCGTCTTCTTCGTCTTCTTCGTCTTCTTCTTCTTTAAGTTCAGCTTCTAACTCTGCCAATACAGCGTTAAGGTCAAGTTCATCGTCCTCTTCATCTGCGATTGGTTCGTCAGCTACTGGTTCATCACCCATGTCATCTTCTTCACCTTCCTCTTCAGGAATGTCTTCTACTTCAGCATCATCTTCTGGAGCTTCTTCATCTTCTGAGTATGTTTCATCATCACCCATTTCTGGTTCTACTTCAGAATCGTCTGCTGGTTCGTCATGTGCTTCACCATCAACAACATCATCTTCAGCTTCAGCGTCTCCGCCTTCTACTTCAGAATCATCGTCAGATAATTCAGCTTCAATCTTACGAGATAACATAGATTTCAATCGTGGTGTAAATGCTTCTTCAAGTGCTATCTTTGCGTTTGCCAGAGCAGTTTCACGAACAGCTTTTGCATCAGCGATAGCTTCTTTTAGTAAATCATCCATTTTGTATTTCTCCACGGAATTAATATAGTTATTGGGAACTATAATTGAATTAAATTGGTGACACTATATGATGTGCGAAATGCACGATAGTGTATTTTATTTCTTAATAAATATCAAGAAGTTTGATAAAAATCACACAAAGTGTGTATTTTTTTTAATTATTTTCTTTTTCTTTTAAGGTCTTATAATAATTCCTTAAAATAGCTTTCTTCTTTTTTTCTCTTTTAATATCAGATGGTTTACGATAAAAACTTCTTTCTCGTAACTCTAACATCATTCCACTTTCTTTTACTTTCTTTTTGAAGATTTTAAGTGCCTTCTCTACACTTTGTCCTTGACGAATTGTAACTTTTATCAATTGAACCTCACTTTAAGTTATGTTAATTTTCTAATTTCTTTCTTTCTATTTTTTATCATAGAAGAAATAACATCTTTTAGATATTTTTCATTTGGATTTTTGTGGTCATGTTGTTCGTTAGAAGGCAATTCACCTTTATCACCCCAACCTTGTTTTTCACCAAACCATTTTATCTGTGCCAATTCTTCTTCATCATCAATTGACTCAGCATCTCTATAATGTTTTTCCCACTCTGCAGAATCATCAGCTCCATAATAACTAGCATCCCATTTTGTTCCTCTTGAATCTTCTTGACTTCCAATATTTGGGTCATCCGATAAATCTTTTGCTTTCTTTGGTTCATCACCACTTGGTTTATCACCTTTTGATTTAGGTTCATCACCACTTGGTTTATCAAAAATATTTACTCCTTTTTTTCCATCATCACTATCATCGCCTTTGTCTGAACCCAATCCAATTAATTTTGCCAAATCTGGAAATGCTTGAACTGCAGCTTTCTTTCTTTTATCGGTATCTCCATGTGTTAAATCAGCAGCATATTGTTTGGCAGTACTATATGCAATATCGTGTGTTTCACCATCCCAAGTGTATGTGGATTTTTCTCCATCTTCTTCTCTTACAACACTTTCGTTTTTTGCTTTGTAGTTTTTATCTACATAGTTGAAAAATTTCTTCTTTTCCTCATCATCTAACTCATCTGGTGCACTAATACCAAATTTTTTCATTGATGCCTGGAAAAACTTTTCATATTCTCCATCTTTTTCAGAGACAACTCCATCTGTCTGATGTGTTTCAACTTCTGGTATATCGTAATAACGATTTAAAATATTACCCATATCTTCATATAAGGTTGCAAGTCTTTCACGAACTGCTTGTGCTTCGTTTGAAATCTTTCCAAATTGTTTTGAAAAGTTTGTTAATTCTTTCATGTTACGATTTACGGTAACTTTATCAAACCAATCTTCTGTTTCACTTAAAGTATGATTTTTAGTTAATTGTGCAATGTTAGATAACTTTTCTGCAGTCTCTCTTAAATCATCTTTCATGTATAGTTGTTTACCAATTTCATTATACTGAGAAAGTGCTTCCATTACTTGTTTTGCGTTAACTCTTTCTTCTTGTGATTCACCATATTGGTCTTCCACAATTGCAGAAAGTGAACTTCCATCTCTATTGATATTTGGTGTTGATACCACACCACCAACGAGTGAAAAATTTTCTTCTATTAAATCTTTTAGTTTTGCCATTTTATGTCTCCTAATTCATATATAAATATAATCATCTTCGTTTTTTACCACCAAGATAACTACGAAATCTTTTTTCTACTTTGTTCCACAATACTCTTATCATATCTCTAACACCCATACTTGTGTCACCTGCTTTTCCATGCATGATACCACGAATTAAATCCATTGCATCATATTTTTTACCTTTAACACCATCCATCATCATTTTGATAGATTGTTGAGATGCTTTGTTAAAAATCTTACCCATTACTTGAATATCTTTTTCAACTAATTTTTTTGCTTCAGGTGATGAATATTTCATCATTGCAGGCTTGAATTTAGATGGTGTTTTAATTGAACCTGGAACATACCCTTGTTCTTCCAACATTTCAAACAATTCAATTAAATCGTCAGGATTCTCGTATAAACGATAATCTTTCCATTTTGCCCACATTTTTGGTGTCATACTACTCATTTTTTTCTCTTATACATAGTTATTTTTCTTTTCATAGTTGGACTCTTCAGTTGTTTTTTTGCATCTAAATATGCCTTTACTAATGCCTGAAGAACTCCACTATCTTTTATATAAGAATTTACATTCTCTATTTCACCTTTTTTTGCCCTTATTGATAATTCTTTGAAAACTCTAAATAGTTTTTCTCTAATGGTTTTCATACTCATTACACCATAACCGACAATATGAACTTGTGGATTTTTTTCATCAAATTTTCCATCTTTCATATCTTTGTCTACATCAATTAAATTTTCATTTTTAAATGCAAATCCATGTCCAGTAAAAACTTTACCTATCTCCATACCTTGTGGTAAATTTATATTGTCTGTTAACTTAATCATTAGTAACTTGCGTAAATATCTTTAAAATTCTTATATTGCCTTTTGGCTTGTGTGAACAGCATCTTATCTAATTTTTGTCTTGCCTTCATCAACTCATTCATATGGTTAAACATGATATGTAATGTAATGATTGCCTGATATGCTTTTTCTAAATGTCTGTTTTTCATTACTTGAGCCAAATGTAATCTTGCTTGATTGTGATTATTATAATCAGTCATCTTGGCAATGTAATCAATATCTTTTTGTGGTAATTCTTTTGCCTCTGTTATTATATCTTTTAATTTAATCATTTTACCAAATCCCTGAAAATTTACCTTTAGTTATCTTACCAACCATTTCTGCAATTTCTTTACCACGCCTTGGTGCACTATCATAAGTTCCTGTCCAATCTGGGTTTTCTTCTTTATTTTGGATATCTCTTTCTAAATCATTTGAATACCAATCAACCTTTTCATATAATTTCTTCATTGCGGTTGTAATATCACTCAACACTCTCATGACTTCACCCTCATCAGTAACATCTACCTTACTTTGACTAATCACCTTATCAGATATTGCATTTGGTTTACCACCAACTAATCCAAGAATTAACTTATTAGCATAATCTTTTGCCTTCTTAATTAAACCCTTTACCTTTGCAGGGTCTGAATAAATTCTCTTTAATGCATCTTTATATCTTCTTTCATTTTCTTGTTGAAAGTCAGTATTGTCTCTCCATCTCCAAGAACCATCTTGAATATCATATCTTAATTTTCTAATTTTTTCAGCACCCATGTAAGGCATATCTTCATCAAGTAAAATTTGATAATAAACTAAACCAGGTATTTTTAGAATTGAACTTAAACTTTGATATCCATATTTTTGTAAACCAAAGGTTTTCATATTTTCAGCACCCCATTTACTTGGTGAACTTACTGAAATATCTTTTTGTCTCCAACCTTTTGTATACCAAACTGGTTTTCCATCTTTAAATACATTAACAACGGTATCTTTAGGTATTTCTTGGTCATATTCCCAATATCTATTACCTTTTGCAAGTAAAGTGATTTTTTTACCACTAACTGCAATCTCAATACCTTTTTTCAATGGTTTAACATTTCTATTAATTTGATGGTCTTCAATTTCACTTGCCTTAACACCTAATTTTGCTAACCAACTATATAAATCCCTATCTAATTGCCAATTTTGTTTTGATGAAAATTTTCTAAGTAATTTACTTTTAAAGGATTCTGTTATATAAGAAACTTTTGATTCTTTTATTATATCTTTTAATTTAATCATTAGATTTTATCCATAAGTCGTTTAATTTGTTTTAACATTTTATGTGTACCTTGTGCATTTTGAAAAACACCATAATCTTCACCAACTTTTACTAATTCATCAAACTGGTCTCTTAAATCATACTTCATTTGTCTCCAAGTTCTACTATCAATCTTTTTGGATTTGATTACTTTTATGTTACCTTCATTAATTTGTTCTTTAGTAGAACAACATCCACCACCACATTCACAATGTTCTTCTTTTATTAAATCTTTTAATTTTATCATGATAATTTCACACCTTTACCGAACTTATCCCACATTTTACCAATTACAATGTAGAGTCTTTTTTCGTTCATTTTGTTCATCTTTTCTTTTATATTATCTGGTGCTTTATCATATAGTTGTACAAATAATCCTGCACTTAAACTATCTAACATTCTACCACCAAGTTTTCCATAACCATTTTTATGTATATCAAAAATCTTTTGAACACCTTTTCCTTTAGTAACTTCTTCAACCATACTCATCTTACCATTAGGTTTGACTTTTATAAGATTCATTTTTCCATATTTCTTACCCATCTTTTTCATGTGTTTCTTAACTTTATTCAAGTTATTATCCTTGTAATATACTTGGTCGTAATCTTGTTTTCTTTGATTGAACTTATCTACGATAGCGAATACATCTTCACCTATTACTGATTCTTTCTTTAAACGACTCTTTTCGGCTCTTCCTCTGTTTTTAGATTGTGCTTCAAATCCTACAATTTTTCCACCTTTGTGTGATGCATCTTTACCATCACCATTTCCATAAGTTCCTTTTTTTCTATTATACTTATTTAATTCTGCTCTATACTTCTTTGCCTTAGTAGATGACTGAAATTTTCTATATTCTGCCTTGTAATCTCTTTCAACTTCATTTACGGATTCTTTTGGAAATCCTGGTGAACCATCTTTTTTCCATTTTGCTATATTAATTCCACCACCCTTTGTATAATATTTTTTTGCCCATGCATCTTGTTTTTTCTTTACTGCTCTACTAACTTTTTTAGGTTTCTTTCCTTTTTCTTTTGAGAGTTGGTCAAGTCTGTCTCGTTGCCATTTACTCATTCCACTATATTCAAACTTGTGTTTATTTTGTTTAGTTTTAGTAAGATTTTGGATTGAAGCTATATCATAATCTTTTTTTGGAACTCTTAATTTTTTAGCTATTTGTCTTTGAGCTTCTTTAGATGATTTAGCAGTGACTTTTACTTTTTTATTTTTATAATATCCAATGTATACATCTTCACTTATTGATTCTTTTTGTGAATAATCAGGGTCAAGTTTTCTTAACTTGATTAAAATATCTCTTAACATCTCTCTATCTGTAGAATCATATCCGATTTCAAAATCAGGTTTCTTCTTTAATAATACTGAATATGCCAATCCAATGTCTTTCATCTTTAAAGTTCTTTTCTTTTTATCTGGATAAACACCTTTTGGCCCATAGAAATCATTCATATACTTTACAAATTGTTTATAAGAGTTTATTTCATTCATTATTTTTTTACTTTCAAATAAACCACCTGAATGGTCAACGATTGCCAGAATTTTATTTATGTCATCTTTTTTAAATTTAGAAAGTATCAATCCATCTTTTGTGTATGAATCAACTTCTTCGTGGTTTATTTTAATTCCTCTAATTTCTTTTTTTAATGTATTTATTACCCAATTAACTCTACCTTTTGGAACAAGTGCATCTAATTGTTTAAATCTACTTTTCTTTAAAGACCTTGGTGTATCTTTTTTATAATTAATTGTTGTATCTCCCCAATCCTTTTTTTCTTTTAATTTTTTATCCTCTTCACCAGTTCCACCAGGTGATTTTAATTTATAAGATGGGTCTTTTGCAGAAAAAACATAACCACAAGATTCCATTTCTGCATCTAATAATTCTGTAAATTTGTTTATGAATTCTTTCTTACTAACTTTATTTGGTAATCCTTTTCTATCAGTATTAGCAAAATCTTTAATATCTTTTGTACTCATTGATTTTGCAGCATCTTTAACAGATTTATTTACTTTACTTGCAGGAATATCACCTTTCTTATAGGCATGAACCAAACCCATGAATTTTTGTTGTGCTTTGGATTTGGCTGGCATTTTATTCGCCTCGGATTATTTTGTTTATGATATCTTCAGCTTTACACCAATCACCACAAGTTCTTCCTTGTGTTTTTTGTGTTGGGTCAACACTCTCATTCATTGGATACATAAAAGCTCCATGTGTTGATGGATTAGAAACAAAGTCAAATGCAATTAATTCAAAATCATCACCAACTTTTAATGTTTGGTCTCCATTATCTTCATTAACTGCTTCAACACTTCCCATTCCACGAGAACTGATACCTAATTTGATACCATTCTTAAATAATTCTCTTAAGATATTACCACTTGGTGTGGTTAAAACCTCTACGGTTCCTAAAAGATTATCACCTTCAAAATGCATACCCTTGATATTATGTGATACATTTTGTAAATTCACTACTGAAGAGTCTGGGTGGTCTAATTCACCTAATGCTCTACTTTGTTTAATAAAATTTTCATCATACTTCTTAGCTTCACGAACCAATATCTCTCTTGGATATACTCTTCCGTTTTGGTTTTTCGCATCTGCTCTTTGTAATACACCCTTAACCACTAACTTACCATTGTTCTCTTTTAAAGACTCTTGGATTTGTTGTGGTGATAATTCAAATGGTATATAATCTACAATTAAGTTTCTCATTATTTCATCCTCTTCAACATTCCTACAACTTCTCTCATAAATTTAGTTATATTATCTTTGTAGGACTTTTTAATATCTTTTGCTAATTTTTTGTTTTCAGGTCTTGGGTCATCAAGAAATATTTGTTCAATTTTTATCATTCTTTTTCTGAATGCACCCTCTTGTTTAATCAACATCTGTAATTGTTTTTTGGCTTTTTTTACATCATCTGGGCCTTCTTTAACATTTTGTTGATGTTTTTCCATTACACTTGATAGTGTTGGTAATGGTTGACCAAATTCTCTTTCTAATAAATCTATACTTTCTGTTAAATATTTTTCACTTGGATTATAATTTTCGTTCTGATTCTCTTTTCTTAGAGGCATCCAATAATACTTTTCTTTTCCAACTTCTTTTAATCTTGTTCTTAATTGAGCTAATTGTTTAACTTCACTTCTATCATAGTCACCATCTGATTTTATATCATCAATTAATTCATCTATTTCAGTCAAGGCTTCATCTATATCTTCTTGTGTATATTTCTCAGGGTCTCCAGCTACAACTTCCTTTACTTTATCTATATTAAAATCACCTTGTGTTTCAATGACATCAAGAGCTAACTTTTGAGCTTCAAAATGCATTTTGTGTATAAAATGTTGTGATTTTATTTTTTCCAGTTTTTCTGTATCATCCGTATCTTTTGCTTCCTCATATTCTTTTGCAAGGTCTTGAAGAACAAGTTTCTGTAACGCTTTCTTTTTAATTATTGTATTTTTTTGAACTGATTTTATTTTTTTCTTATCACTTGATGCTGCTGGAACATTTTTAGGTTCTTTCTTATCACTACCAGCATTTTTCTTATTAAAATTTCTTATTTTATTTAATATATGCCATCCAGCTCTTTCTGCATCTTCTCCATGTTCTGGGTCTGAAAAATCATCATCAAAAAATTCATTATCTTCATCACTCCAATTACCATACCACTTTATGTCTTCTAAATGACCTTCTAATTCATCAGCCAGTTCTGGATTAGTTTCTTTAATGTGGTCTATTGCCTGTTGAACTTCATTAGGGTCTATTTGATGTGGTTCTATTGGAGCATCAAATGTTGATGTTGGACTTTTTTCTTTTTTAACTAAAGGTTTATCTTTACTTGTTGGATTTGGGCCATCATCTTTAGGTTTATCAAAAATATTTGGAACATTTTTAGATTTTTTCTTACCACTATCATCATCTATTGGTATATATTTACCAGAATCATCTTTACTATATCGTTGAGCTTTAGGATTATCTTTATCCTTTTCGTTATCTACATAAACACCACCACCTATATGGAATTTCTTTTTCCTTATAACTGGCTCTTCTTCTTTGATTAGTAAATTTGTTAGTTTAATCATTGTAGTTTTCCGACTTTGTTTGCTAATTTAACTAATCTTTCTGAAATTTGATTTAATGCTTTATGTGTAGTTTTCCAATAAGACTTTGTATCAACATTTAACTCATTCTTTAAACGAACATTAAAATCAATCTGTTTAGATAATGTGTTCAAGGCATTTTTAACTTCTCTCATTGAACGGCCAATTTTTTGTTTCGGTGATAATGATTCATCGTTTCTCCAATCGTGGTAACGACCCTCATTAACATTTTCAATCTTTTTATCAACTTGTTTACCAATTGATGGTTGGACACGAGATACACTTATAATCCCATTTCTTCCTTGTTTTAATTTCTTAGCAACCATTGTTGTTGCAGCACCCTTTGAACCTGCATCTACAAGAACTTTACCTTGACCTAATTGACCCATATCAATAGTTACTGCCCATTTAACTTCATTTACTTTTTTATATCCACCCTCTTCTGGGTCTTTATGTCCATCTTTCTTTTTAGAAAAAGCTTTTGGTGTATCGTAGTGACCTGTTCCTGCACCACCAATACCTGCAGATGCAGTAGTACTTGACTCTCCAAGTTCTCTTTCTTTAAGTTCTTTACGAATTAATCTTTTAAAAAGTTCTTTAATTTGCTTTTTTGATAGTGACATCTTGTAATTCCTTAATTAGCTCATAATATCTCATTAATGATATTATATTTTTATCTTTAACTACTTTTGATGGAACCAATGTGTCAATGTGGTTAATTGCCTCTTCTAATTTAATACGAGTAATATCATCATCCACTTTTTTCACATACTTTTTAAGATTTTTTTTGATTTTAACAACTTCACTATTAACAAATTCAGTAAGAGAATTAGTATTTGATAAATTATTAATATATTCTTTTAATAAATCTTTTTGATTTTCATTTAAAGATTTATATTTTTTATTAAATTTATCAACTAACAACTCATATGCCAATAATCTCAAATCTTTATCTTCTTCTGTATATGTTTCCAAGATTTCAGACTTTTTAACCTCATTACTTTGTATAGATGTAATGTGTTCTATCAATGTGATTGTACTATCTGTAGTTTCAATAGGATTTGGATTTTCTGATATACCAAACACTTTATATATTGAAGCAAATACTTTAAAGTTTGGTAATCGTGTATTGAAAAAGTCCTTTACATTGTAGCTTTCTTTTATTGTTTTGATAAGATTATATTTTTCGTTATTTAATCTACGATTAGATAATCTTTGGCGATTTGTAACAACTGCCTCAATTAATTTTACTGCATGAGACTCTTTTGAATATTTTTTCTCACTTAAAATACGATAAAGTTCATATTCTTTACCCAATTCAGTATTTTTATTAAAAAATTCTTTAAAAATCTTAACCGCGGGTGAATTTTTCGTGTCATTTAGGACATCCACCGTGATTTGACGACTTAATAATTCATATAATATCGCCGTATTCTTTATTTTATTATGTTTTACATTTGAAATAGACATACTTGCTCCAATATCCTTTATACTACTTTAATAAATATAAAACTTTCAAGAAATGTGTATTTAATCTACACTATTTTTTGATTTATATTCATCATATTCTTTACTAATCTCATCTATTTTTTTATCCTCTGAGATTATATCTTTTGCTTTCTTATTACCCATAGATTTAACAACTGCATCATAATGTGCTAAAGCTAATGGTGATTGGAACTTACTTTTTTTAGTTCTTTTTAAGTTCTCATGTCCTAATGGGTCACGACCTCTTGCTCCAGTTTCTTTGGAATATTTATTCATTTCCTTTGGTCTACCAGCACCATCCCATCCGCCTTCTGGTGAACCACCATCATCTTGGAATACTGAACCAGATGAACTATCTTCATCATATCCACCTGATTGCATATCACTTGGTGTTCCAACTGAATCACCACTTTGAGCTGGGTCATTACCCTCTTGTTCTATTTGGTCATGTCTGAACTTCTGTTTTTGGTCTTCTATTATTTGTTTTTTGATTTCTTCTTTTTCTTCATTTGAAAAATTGAACACATTATCATATACCCATTCAGTAGGTAAAATCTTATCACCAATCATATCACGAGCTAATCCAACTTTTTGTCCCCATAATTCTACTTTTTCTTGGTCATACATTGTAGATGGATTGGTTAGTTCCAAATCAAAGTTTACCAATTCTTCATCGGTGTATCCTTGTGAATATAAGTGAACAACTGCAATTTTTGTCAATTCAGAAATAACAATTCTTTGTATTCTTTCTATGGTTCTGGCAAATCTTACATCTTCTGCTGCAAGTGTTGCTTTACCACCGACATTTTCATCAAATCCTAAGAATGCTTTTGGAACTCTTAATGCTGCTAACATTTTATTTTTTAAATATTCAATATCATCAGTTGAATCATAATCTAATCCACCTAATTCTGAAACTTCTGTTCCACTATCTCCACCACGAACAGGCATAAAGAAATCTTCGGTTAAGTTTTGTATATTATATTTTAAATTATACTCACCAGTATTTTCATCCATAAATGGTGTCTTTTTCATTTTGTTGATAATTCTTTGCATATAATTGTCAACTTCGTTTGGTGGTATGTTTCCAATATCTATTTTATAAACTCTTTTTGATGGTGCTCTCATAATTCTATGAATTAACATCGCATCTTCCATAAGAGTTAATTGTTTCCATGTCTTACGAGCTGCCTCCATCATACTTTTACCATATGGTAAGAAATTACTATCATTAGTTAATCTAAAGTGTGCAATTTGGAAATTTTCAAACTCAATACTTTTTCCTTGACTTTGTTTATTATGTTGACCAAGATAAGGATGTGCTCCCTCAATACTTTCTAAGAAGAACTTAGTATAATAAGGATTTTCTGGGTCTTCTCCCTCTGCTCTTACGACTTCATAAGGTGACAATGGAATAACATTTGTAATACCATACTTTTCACTAACATCTAAATAAAGGTAAAAGTCACCATACTTACACATATTACGAACCCAAGGCCATAAGGTGAACTCAATATTCATAATATCATAAAATAAATTATGTAATATCTCTTTTATGTTTTCATTGTCTGATTTAATTTCTAATACATCACCATATTCTGATTTCATCGTTGATTCATCAGAGTATATATCTAATGCACTTGATATGATACTATCACTATCCATTGATTCATAATCTTTGAATAGTGCAAGTCTTGCAGCCATAACTTGATGGACGGTGGAATATCCAGTTCCAACTAAATCCAAATTACTATGTAACTTTGAATATCTGTCAACAAGATGTGACTTAACTTGTGTTTGTATTTGGTCTGTATCAGCAATCTTTAATTTACGACCACCGACATTTCTTACGATTACATTTGTACTAAATAATCGTCTCAGTCTTCCAAATAATGTTGTATCTGCCATTTTTTACCTCACTTACAAGAGCCAATTTAGTGACTCTTTTTCTTTATCCTTTCCTAAGTCCCAATCCCAATAATCATTTGTCGTATCTTGTGGTGTATAAACACCCTCTTGGTTCATCATAGTCAAGGTTTTTTTTGTTAATTCAATTCCCTCTGTTCGTAATCTTAATGCAGTATCACGAACCCATAAACCGATTGCAAATGACATAACTAAATCATCATTATATCCTACCATTGCTTCGGCTCTGTTATTAACATATACAAATGTCAATAATTCATCTATTAATCTATTAGAACGAACCAAAACTGATTCGTCTCTAAAATATTCCTCAAGTTTTGCAATAATTAATGGTCTTGTTTTCATAGTGGTAGTAAATCCTGCCACCATATTTCTCTCAGTTGTTCTATATTTGTTTGTCAACTGATGTTGAACATCAACATATCGTAAATCTTTACTTGTATAAAATAGATTAGGATAATCCCTATCTATTACTTGTTGGATGGTTGCCCAACCAATATTATTGTTTTCTATAATTAGTAAGGCATCGTTATATTCTGTTGCAATACTCACTAACATATTACCAAAATCTTTAGTATTTATTCTACCTTTGTATTCTGCAACTTGTTCAACACTATCAATATCAATAACATGAAAAGCACTATAATCAGCACTATCTCCACGACCAACATCTGCACATACTACATAATTCTTTGTATAATTTGGTGGTTCCCAAATCCAACAATTATTATCAATACCTCTTTTTTCTAATGGGTCTTTACATTCTTTCTTTCTTAAATTTTCTAATAATACTGCATCAATCACACCAGTACCAGATGTCAAGAAGTCACAATCACACTCTTGTGATGCACCACTTGGCCCTAATAAAACATCTTGTTCTCTTCTCCATTCATCATCTCTTTCTGGGTGAACTGACCAATGTAATTTAATGAAGTTGAACATACCTCGTCCTTCTTCGGCTTCTACCCAAGTTTTATGAAACCAATTACCAACTCCATTTGGTGTTGAGAGTGCAATACATTGACCACCAGTGGTTAAAGTTGCCTGAGATGCAGTCCATATATCATCAATCTTATCAATGAATGCTGCCTCGTCCAATATTAATAATGATAGAGCTTCAGAACGAGCTGCTTCAGGTCCTGATGCAACTGCCTTTATCTGTGAACCATTAACATATCGTAATGATAATTTATTATCCTCAACACATCGTTGTTTTAACCAACTTGGTAGATTTGCGTGCATAACACGAACCTTTGTAACTAAATTCTTTGCAACATCTTGTTTAGTTGCAATTACCAATATATTTTTATCTTGATGAAAGGTCATCATCCATAATGAATATCCTGCTGTCAATGTAGATATACCTAACTGACGAGCTTTCAAAATAATGTTCATACGATTATCTTCAAACTCTTCAATTGTTTTTTCTTGAAAGTCATATAAATCAAATGGAACTTTACCATGAATTGGATGTTGAATTACACAATACTTTTTTAAGAAGTATGCAGGGTCTTTTGCAGACTTAATATACTCTTGTTTAATTACATCTTTTAATTGTTCTGCCATTAGTCTGCTAATTGTCCTGCAAGATTAACTGAAATTGCCGTAGCCCCAACACCATAAACAAACCATAACCATTTGTTTTCGTGCCACTTAGGTCTAACAACTTTAACTTTTTCCTTATAAAGATTAATAGTTTCTTCTTGTAATTGAAGTTGTTGTGTTCTAAAATCAATAATCAATGAATCAGATTTTGAATTTTCCTCTAATAATGAGATTTGTTTTTCCAAATCCATTACTAAAGATACATTCAAACTATCTTTTAACTCTAATTCTTTGATTTTATTAGTAAAATTAAGAACTTCTTCCTCTGAAAAAGTAAAGGTTTTCTTATCTTGCCCAAATAACAAACCAATGAATAATATGTAAATTAAATATCTCATATATATAAATATATATTACTTACTAAATTTCTTCAAAAATTTTACAGCTTCATCAACATCGTTAGTTTTAGATGCTTCCTCAGCCTTTAATATTTGTTTCTTAGTATTAGTCACTTTTCTTTTAAGATTAGCAACTTCTTTTTTGTTTACTTTTTTCTTCTTTTCAAGTTTAACCACTTCTTTTTCAAGTGATTTTACTTCTTCGTTTTTCTTCTCAATTGCCTTATCTAATTTCTTGACTTCTTCTTTTTTCTTTCCGCCAAAAAATAGATTCATTATGAATTCAATGATACCCATTATTCATCTCCTTGTAGTTGTTGTTCAAATTCTTCAATTTTTTCTTTTGCATTTTGAATAAATTCTCGTGCTTCTTTAATGGTTTCTTCAAATTGTGCCTCACCCATTTCCCATTTCTCTTTTTCAAGTTCTGGAGTGTTGACACCAACATTATTCAACCATTCTTTTTTACCACCAGATTTTTCAAATTCATCAATACTTTGTTCCAAATCTACTAAATATGCTTTTTGATTTTCTAATTTTATTGTCTCTGCATATTTTTCAAATTCACCATTGATTTTCATCTTATTTTCAATTTCTATCTGACAATCAAAGCAATGACCCTTTGTTCTCCAAAACTTTCTATCAAGTTTTTTCTTCATTGCCTTTTTACATGATGGACAAAACCAAGGCATTCTGACAGATTTCATAATATCTGTCATTTTACTCTCACGAGTTTTACCACCTTGATTTTCTTGTTTACCCTCGTATCCTACTTGTATATAATCTTTTGTATGTTCTTTTCCTGACATTAAATCTTTTAATGCCTTATTTTGTCTTTCTGCTTCTTTACTATATCCTGCCATTATAACTCCTATCCAAATTTCAAACTACCAAGTATTTGATTGATTGGTGCAAATGCTCCTGTAAATTTATAAACTTTACCTTTGTATTTGAACACTATACCCTCACTTGGAACAATTGATTTTAATCCACCAATTGCATTTAGTTTTTGAATTTGTGTTTTTAATTTTTTTAGTTTCTCTATGTTACCTTTTTTACTTAAATCCATATAGGCCTTATTCATTTCTTTACGAACTTTTTGAACTGCCATATCAGGATTTGCAGCCATAAATCCACTTATGTTTTTTAATATTTGTGCACCCACATCAAAGAACAACACTTCAAATGGTTTAATATTATCTTTAAAAATTTTATTATGGTCAAATTTATCTGTTTTTAATATCCAATCTAAAAATTTTTCATTATCACCAAAATCTTTTTTAATTTGTTGTATCTTATAACTCTTATCAAAGTATGCCCATCTCTTTACTAACTTTGCAAATTGTGTAGGTTTTAACTTTACTTTAAATTGTTTTGATGCATTATAAATATATTCTCTCCAATATGATTCATGATACATACCCAATGTATCTTTATCACTTAATGCATATTCTGATTGTAGTTTTTTAATTCTATTCATATACATTGTTTTTAATTTATCAAAATTTTGATGTTTTGGTACTTTCAAAAAGTTTGGTTTACCTATTTTAAATGTCTTCTGAACATTCTGATTTACTTGTTTAATCATACCTGCCAACATACGAGCACTATCTTTAGGTTGACCTACTGGTCTTCCACTATCATCATATTCTAATGTTCCATGAAATACTATTTCTGCCACATCATAATCTATTACATTTGCTGTTTGTGGATACATAACCTCTAAATTCATCCATCTCTTTCCATTACCAAATACTTTTTCTTTTTGTTTATCGGATAATGAACCGATTGCTTTTTCTAAATCTTTCATTGCACCTACAAAAGCTTTCTTGATTTCTCCTCTACCTTTAAAGATAGATGCAATTCCCTTTGTATCTGGTGCAGTTTTACCAAAATTCTTTAAGTGTCCTTTGTTACGAGCTGCCTTTAACTTCCCATCAATCCAACTCACCATTAGATTTTGTCCATCAAGTTTCTCTGTAACTCCATCTTCTCTATCTAACTTTCCACCGATACCATTAATAACTATCTGTTTCAAATCTGAAAATGTCAAATTATTATCATCAAATGGATGTGCCATATGTCCATATGCTCCACCCTCAATCAATAATTCAATATCTTTCATAAATGACTCTTGTATATCATCAATTGCATCACCCATAGAATCATCACCTGGAGCTAAATCAAGTTCAATTGCCCTTTGTGTATTTTGGTCTTGTGTTTGAACACCTGGTAGTGCAGGAGCTTCAACAGGAACACCTGTAACATCTCTTTCATTATCTGTTAGTCCAAACCATTTTACAATTTCAAATTCTAATCCACTAACTACTTTTTCTAACCATTTTTTATATGCTTTAACTGGGTCTTCACTTGGAAATCTTTCACCATATGGCCCTGCACCTCTTCTACCATATGCAACCGTAGGGACTTTATCCATTCTTGTTGTAAAATCCAAACCAGGGTCATTTGCATTTTTACTTAAAATATAACTAACTAATTCCCAACCAAGACCATCATCAGATGAATACATACTTTTAATCCATTTTTTTGAATGTTTTTTATAATCACCAAATCCATCGTAAAATGTTGGTGGGCCGTCATCAATTGGAAATTGATTAGTAGTTGAATTTTCTTTTAATATATCTGTTAAATCATTATGAATAATAAAATTATCAAACACTTCAAATAATTTTCTAAACTTATTAGTCATCATATTATAAACACCTTTATCAAAATATCCAAAGGCCTGTTTAAATAATTTAGGTCTATCTTTATCATCTATTTTAGGTGAACCTAATAAATTTCTCATTACGGTTCCACTTACCTCTTGACCACCCACTTTTATAGATTGGTGTGGGGCAGTTAGTATATATCCATGTTCTTCATATCCTACTAAATTTTTCTTATTCTTTTTGTAATCTTGATAATAAGTTTTTCCACCACTTTTTTTCTTTCCACCCTTTAATCTTCCTGCATCTTTCTTACCAAAAATATAAACAACTGCAGTAGTTTCTGGGTCAAACTTTTTTAATGTATTATTTGCCACATATGGTGTTTTTTCTTTTACAATTCTATTCTTTGGAACACCAATTTTTACCATGTGACGAACTTTTTCTGTAAAGTTCATTGGGTGTCTTGGTGGTTTTTTAATATCACTTGTTGTTATGTAGGCCTCATCTACTTGTGATTCTAACCACTTATAAGTCTTATAATGATGTGGGCCGAATGGTTGGAATCTACCACCATAAATACCAATTACTTTTTTGATTTTTGACTTTTCTTCAGTTACTTTTTTATATCCACTCTGTTTATCTGTTTTATTTTTCTTTACACCTTTTCTACTTGGTGATGGTATAACTCCAGCTGGTGCACCAAACTCTTCATTAATTACACCACCTCGTTCATTAAACCATTTTCTAAATTGTCCAGGTTTACCTACGGTTACTTTTCCTTTTGCAATCTTTTCCATTTTTTTTATAAATGGGTCTCTATAACCTGGATTTTTATACATCAAACTATCTATTAGAAAAACATCTTGAACATGAATTTGATTTACAATGATTTCATTCCAACCATATTCTGATGGTTTATCTTTTTGACTTAATATGTGTCGTTTGATTTGTGGTTTATACTTTCTTATTACTTTGTAACACATATCAATATATTTTTTAATCCACTTTGCCTTTATTTTATTTAATTCTTTTTCATATATTGGTTGGACTAAATCATATTTCGGTGTTCCATCGGGTTTTCCATCACTATCTGTAAATTGAAGTTCTGGTCTTTCACCAATTTTATCTCTTAAATCTCTTTCAATAACATACCAAGTATCATAATCTATTTTTAATTTCTTGATACCATTTTGTATTTCTTTATACATCTTACCACCAGCAACTTTACCTGCTAAATATAATGGTGAAACCCATCTACGACCTGTTTTGTCTGGGTGAGTTTGCATATCTCTTGTGCTCGCTACTAACAAACTACCCTCTAATTGAAATACAACACCACCTTGTGTTTGTATTCCTCGTCCTTTTGCAAGTTTCTCACCTTTATCTACTTTGGTAAATGTAGATAATGCACTTTTCTTACCAATGATTCTTCCAATTTTTTCTGCACCTTCCACACTACTAACATGAAATACACTTACTCTTTCTCTACCCAAAATACTTTGCATAAATTTAGTAGTTAGTGGAACATGTTTTGCATAATGACCACCAAACAATGAACTGAATGCACTTTTAGTATGAACTGAATCAAATCCTGCCTTTCGTTCATTTAATATATTTTCATTCATATATAATTTCATTTCTATATCTTTTATCTTATCACCAATTTCTTTACCTTTTAATCCTACAAATTCTGTTCCACCACCCTTTACTGATAATTGAAATGTTGATAATTTTTTAAAATCTTTACCAATTAATTTACCATACTCTTGGATTTGTTTTGGTGTTAATGTAGTTTTCTCTTGTGCCTTTTTAACATTATAGATATTCTTTGGGTTAAAGTTATTCAAATAAACTAAAAATGTTATATTATTTGACTCTTTAGAACTATACTTTAATTTGTTTAAAATTTTTGGTAATTTAGTGACATCATTTTTTCTAAAAATAGTTGCAAGGAACAAAATATAATCCTTGACATTTGGATAAGGTTTTTGTATATTTAATTGTGGGAAAATTTGTTTTGTAAATCTAAACTTATCAAGTGCCTCCATAAATAATTTAGATGATTTTCCTTTTTTAATTCCTTTTATAAACTCATCTCTAATTCTTTCTGCACTAACACCTTTCAAACTTGGATTGATTAATAAAGCCTTTTCTGTTTCTTTATCCATCTTACCACCAACCACTGCTTGAAATCTAAGTGCTCTTAGTTTTCTCAATGGGTCTTCATCAAATCTTCTTTTTGCACTTCCTACCGTTCTAATTAACTTATTTTTTAAATCTTCTAATCCACCTGTCAAGTCAACCACTTCACCTCTACCAATATCAAAGAATAAAGAATTAATTGTCAAATCTCTTCTTTTTACATCACCTTGAATATCTGAAAAATCTACTGCTTTAGGTCTTCTACCTTTACCTATATCTTTTCTAAATGTTGCAATCTCATGTCCACCCACAATTACCACACCAAACTTTTTACCAACTGAATATGTTTTAAATCCACCACTCTTTGCAATCTTTAATACTTCATCTGGTTTTGCATCAGTTGCCATATCAAAATCTTTTGGTTTCTTACCAAGTATCGCATCACGAACTGCACCACCTACGATATATAATTGTTTTTTATTTTTTTTGAATAATTGATGTAATCGTTTTACATCACCAGGAACATTTAAACTAACTTTATTTTCTGTGACTTCAAACTTCTTTACTCCTCTCATATCACCATCAGGTGATACTGAATCTTTATCAGTAGTTTTATGTGGTAGTAGTTTTTTGTCTGTCTTTACTATTCTAAACTTTAATGCAGTCCTATTATTAATAAGTAAATCACCTTTTTCATTATAACCTATTGATTTAACTTTTACTTTTTTATTCTTAAAACGGCCCATTAAGATAGTATCCCCAATCTCTACAGGAATTTTTATATCTTCTAATAAAGGTTTAACTAACCATTCTGTAAGTTTATTACTCATTAACTCCTACCATTTTCTACAAGACCAATAACGAGCTTTATGTCTTGGGCCAGGATTTTCACAATTATGTCTTGCTCTAAATGACTTACGGGCATCAGGGTTAGATTTTTTGATTCTCATAGTTTTTTCACCACCCTTACCTTTATGTCCAAAATTAACCTTGACTACATTACCCTTTGGATTCTTTACATATACTTTGAACTTCTTTACATCACCAGTAGTTGGTTTACCAAGTTTTACTTTTCTTCCTTGATATTCTGCCTCGTTCAAATCTTTGGTTCTAATATATTCAAAGGTATATCCATGTCCTTTACCATCAACTTCATAATATATTTCTGTAACTTCTTTTACACAATTAGGAACTTTTTTTCCATCTTTATCTTTCATTCCTATTTGTTTGTATCCTACCCAACATGGGTCTCCATCTTTTTTCTCAATCTTTAAAGTTTTTGGATATCCCTTTTCACCAGGTTTTGCAGGTTTTTCACCTCTTTTTCTTTTTGCGTGAATATTGTGCCAAAGACCTTTATTCTTTTTCTCTTCAAGCCTTTCTTCTAAATCTTTTTTTAATAACAATTTATCTTTTTTTGATAATCGTTGTTTTTTCTTACCAATTTCACTTGGTTCATCTAAATGTTTTCCAAATTCTGTTATATTTTTCATTGAAAGAACTCCTTATTAATATTAATATATTTTACCCATTCTTCAGGTAATTCATCTTCATCATAAATTGCTTCTACTGGACACTCTGGTTCACATGCACCACAATCAATACATTCATCAGGGTCTATGTATAATTGTTTCCCATCTAATGTATCTAATCCAGGAACTTCCGCTCCTGCTCCATCTTTATCTATTGGCCCATGAATACAATCTACTGGACATACATCCACACATGCCGTATCACATGTTCCAACACAAGGTTCTGCTATTATATATGCCATATCTCATCTCGGTGGTTTTAAATCCCATGGCCCCCAATGTTCGTGTTTGACCATTAGTTTTGCCATTTCTAAGGATTTGTATTTATAAAGTTTGTAAGGTTTCACTGGTATTCCACCTAATTCATAATACTTCTTTTTACTTATTTTTATATTTTTACCATTACTGAAATCTAATACTTGACTACCTTTTTCAATCCAACAATGACCAAATGGTTTTCCATCACTTGCTAAGATTGCCACACCATGAACTAATCGGTAAGAGTCATCTTTACCAATCATCCATCTACCATTTGCCGAGTAACAATCTCCTTTTGCCATTACTTCAATAATTTAACTACGGTAGTTCCACCATTAACAACTTTTTTCAATGCCACACGATATACTTGACCATTTACCAAACCTGCAGTCAAATCACCACCATCAACTGCTGTCAATGTGTAATTAGTTCCTGATTCAATCATGAATGCAGTATTTTTAAATGAACCTGTTGGTTCATAAGTTGTTGATGCCGGTACTTCATAAGTCGCTGTATATTGACCTATTCTATCTGAACTTTTAGTTCTACTTACAATTCCACCTACATCTGATGGGTTGCCTCCTAATGCTGCCATTATTTTCTCCTATACTGAAAGTGCTCTTTTAAACCAACCAAACAAAAATCTTTCTTGTTCTGGTTTTCTGTTTACTAAATCATAATAATGTTTTAGTCTATAACAACGAACTCTTTCCAATGATGGTTTGTAAGTTTCAAGTGCACCTTTAGTTCCTGGCCCAAATCCACCATCTACTGCAAGGTCTGCACCCTTTGCATTACAAGCTCGTTGTAAAATCTTTACTGCTGTTCCTCTACCTTGATTCACACACATATCAAAGAATATATGTTTTAATTGTTCATCAAGTTCATCTACCTTATTCTTATCCCAATAATCTTTTTTGTAAATTTCTTTTGCACCCTCTTCTGTAAGGTTCTTGATATCCACATCAGGATAGAATCTCTTTGCTATTCCAAAATTAGTTTCACCACCTAAATCATTTGGGTCATGAACATATCCGCCTTCGTGATGTAAAGTAACTTCTATAATTTCATCAAATGTCGTTAACATATTATTTTCTCCTATTAAGTAGTTTTTGTTTTTCAACCCACATTTTTCCAAGTTTGTTTTTGATAGGTTTGTTAACAAATTTTCTAATAACTTTAGTAACCAATGGAACAAATTTTGCCTCCGCTTGTTTGTCGTTTAAGTGTTTTGAATTATCCACTATCACGAAGTTGTTTTTAAATAATGCTTGAAAAGAACCAATATTCTTCTGAACATCTTTCCAACTCTTTTCTAATAATTTTGGTGGTAATATTCTATCTCTTTCTTGATTTCTTTTTTGTGCCACCTCTAATGATGTGTTAACCATTACCATATAGGTATCGTATCCCTCATCTTCTAATTCTTTTTTCAAAGAACTAATTTTACCAAATTTATGTCCAGTTCCATCTATAATCATTCCTAACTTACCTTTTCTATATAATTTCATTCTTTGTGCAGTAAGTTCTTTTGAAAATCCTCTGAATCCACTATAATCATCATCATCTGGATTTGTAAGTTGATTAAATACTTCATCTGGCATTTTGTCTAAATCAGTACCGAATCCAAATTTATGTAATAAGTGTTTCAACTCTTTATCTGAGTTTACCATTTTCATACCACTCATACTAATATTAAACTTATCAGGTATACCAAATATTTTTTTCGCAACATAAGTTTTACCACTACCTGGCCCACCTGCAAGAAAGACTGCCTTAAAAATACCTTTGTCTTGAATACCCTCTGCAATCATTACTTTAAGTTTTTTTGCCAAATCTTTTTTATAGGCATCATAATCTTCAGGTTTTACAAATCCTTTATATCCACCATAGGATTCAGAATTTGCACTCTTTCCTGTTATATTTGATTCTAATAAATCTTTTAGTTTAATCATTTAAAACTCCAAATGTAGTTTATCAACTATAAATATTAAGTTACGGAAGTTTCGTATCCTCTGTTTCTTCTTCCCCACCACATATTTATAGTGCACCACTTCTTTACATCTGAATTATAGTTTTCAGAATTGAATTCATAGGTATGACCACCATTTTTGATAGGTTTATTTTCAAAAATAACCTCTTTGATATTAAAATTAAATGGAACTTTCTTTGGATATTGTTCAAATGGATTAGTACAAATCATTTTTTGGAACAAAAGTAAGTCTTCAAGTAAAGATACATCTACTTTTTTAAACTCACTAAATAAAAAACTTCTAAGATTCTTATCAAATTCTTCACGATTAGTCACGATTCTGATAGATGTTGCCTCTTCATAATCCCAATAATATTCTCCTGTAGTTTCTTCTATTTTTCTACCCCAAAGTGTTTCTTTTTTTAAAACTTTTGTTAAGGTATCTTTAGTAGTATTCATTTCTTTTCCTAAGAAAGTATCAGGATTCTTTTTCATCCAATTATAAAACTTAGTATAAAATTCTTTATAAGATATATCATGTGTTGAACTTAATACTCTTGAAATGTGTTGTGTAAATCCTAAAAAATGACTAAACATAAACATCCATCTCCAAATAGAGGCCTCTATATATTCCTCTCTATTCATTGTTTCACTACCAACTACCATAAATTCTTTTTCTTTTTTTAACATTTCAGGATAATCATGATGGAAAAATGCAGGTGTGGTCTCAACAACATCAATACCATATTCTTTTACATAACTTGGTTCAAAAAATGGTGTATTAGGTAATGCAGTCATTGGATACACTCCAACATAATCATGAAATTCCATATCCATTATTTGAAATATACCTTCTTTAAATGATTCAATTGTTTCTTTTGGTAATCCCAAAATTAATTCCACATAACTTATCAATTCTTTATCTTTATATAAATCAAAAAATTCTTGTAATTTTCCACTATCAACATTTTTTCTTCTAATTGCCTTTAATACATCAGGATTCATAGATTGTAATGCAATTGTAATACCTTTCATCATACCTGCTTCTGTAAGTAAATAGGCATATTCAACAACCTTATCTGCCTTTGACTTTGCCCAATCTACACGAATATTATCAGGATATCCAGTTTCTTTTTTTAACTTTGTCATATACTTTACAATATCAAGGTGTTCTTTCAATAAACCAAAATTAGAATCTGCATTATAGAAAAATTCTACTTTGTTTTTAGACAACCAATCCAATTCTTTAAATACTTTTTCATTTGTTTGTCTTGCAATCTTCTGAAAATATTTATCACCTATTTCACAAAATGTGCATTGATAAGGACAACCACGAACACTTTCTATTGTACCCTCAAATGCATAGTCATGGTCTTTAATTTTTACTAAATCATCAAATAACCCATCCAAGTAAGGACTTGGCATTGAATCAATATCTTTTAATCTTTCTCTTGGTGGTGTTGTGATTAGTTCGCCTAATGGTGGATTAATTGTAACACCATTTACTTTTGTCCAATCTTTATCTATAAGATATCGTAATAATATATCTTCAAATGTTAACTCACCCTCACCATGAACCAATATATCAATACCTGGATTATCTTTACAAAATTGTTTACACCTATCACCTTTTGGTGTTCCTTGTCCACCAAATATAACTAAACAATTAGGATTTATTTTTTTTATTTTTTTTATGATTGAAGTATTAACGATTGAATTCCATACAAAATTTGAAACACCGATTATATCAGAATCTTTTATTTGATTTATAATCTTATTTTCGTCTTGACGATAATATATCCAATCTTCCATATTGAAAGAATAATTTTTTTCTATAAGTGGATTAAGTTTGCAATATCCCCATATCAAACCAGTAGAATATGGTAATTTTACTTGATTTGCGGTAATATCTGATAACTCAAGGAAACTTATTTTGTACATTTTTCTTCTATCTCTTTGAATAAATTATTAAATTGTTTATTTCTTTCACTACCTAATTTCATAAAATGATTATAATTGTGAATTAGAATATCTTTCATATCAGAATACCATTTTACCATTTCTTCTTCAGGTATATTTTGCAATCTTACTATTTCATCAAGAATCATATTGTATCTTTTTTTATTATCAACTACTCTATCATATGATTCATCAATAAATGGATGAAAAGTTTTAAATCCAAGTCTTTTTAATTCACCAATTGTATTTGGTCTTCCAAATACTATAAAAGGATGGAAATTACCAACACATTTCCAAGTCTTTTCTGTTATATAATCACTTCTTCTAAAAAAATTAGATTCTGTTACTACACTATAATAAGTATTTAACCAAGGTTTTTTAACATCTCCACGAAATCCATGAATTTTGGATAAGTCTTCATGGTCAATCATTCTTTTTTTCATTTTAATAACTTGTTTGATATACTTTTCAAATTTTTCTCTATAGGTTTGCTCATCATCATAAATCATCTTGTATTCTTCAATGTAGGTATCAATTCTTGTTGGAAATCTAAAATCACCATCTAATGTAAATTGAAAACTAACTAAATTCTTATCTAAAATACCCAATCTATGTAATTCTGCAACCAACATTACACGATGTGGATGCATTCTTCTATTAAAACACAAAAACTTATTATCTCTTTTTTTACCTAAACTATTTTTAAAATCACCTAATGATACAGAACTAAGTTTTCCTTTAGTCTCCTTAGATTCAAACTTATCAATACCTATATTATACTCATGTCCTTTTTCGTATAAAAAGTAGTGATAGTTCATAACATTAAATCTGTCTGTAGTTTGCATATTCTTTTGGTGCCAAGTGTGATGTTGTTTTTTTATACCATGGTTACCACTTGTTAATATAATTATCTTTTTCATTGGTAAATTATTTGCTTCACAAATCTGTGCCAATCTTTCAAAAAATACATCAACTACTAAACCCTCATGAACCATTGTAATTAATATATAACCATTTGATTGTTTTAACTTACTCATTGTAGTAGGTGGAATTGCCTGTGTAAAATTCCAACCATCATATAATGAACCCTTTTCTTGATTTATACCAAATGATTTTTGAAAATCTCCAAAAATTTCTACAGGATATACCCAAGTATCTTCTGGTTTAACATCTTTTATGTTTGTTATCATATCTTCATAATAATTCCTAAAACTTGAATTATAAACATGCCAAGGTTCCCCAAATTTTTCTCTAACCGAAACTTCTGTATGGTCGTAGAATCCATTATGTTCATTCATAACATACCTTTTAATTTCAAGGTGACATGCATTAGGTATCAGATATGGTACATTTTGGTCAAATACTATTTTCATATTAACTCCAATATTTCTGGTTTTATAATTTTGTTAAAATATGTCTTATGTCCATCCCATTCTACATGTAGATTATCATCCCAGAATGGTAAGTCATGTTCTTTTGCATATTCATATAAACCATCATAATCATTTGAAAAAACAAAATTTTCAAAATCAATTTGTTCAAATAAATGTTCAGTCTCTTTATATTGTTTATGTAGAAACTCTCCATCTTTATTAGTAAATATATTTTTCATAGTATGAAATACATATTTTATTTTATGTAATTTACAAAAATATTGTACTCTTAAAATAGACTCAAAAGTATTAATGAAAGAATATTCTGTAGTATAATAATTTTCATAATAATTAGTAAACCAATCTGTATATTCTTTAAATGCATATCCATCTTTATTTGGAAATCCACCACTTCTAAAATATCCCCAATTTCTATTTTCTTTATTATAGGCGGTATTCATTCCTTCTCCTAATCTTAAAGGTTCAGTATTACCCTTGTGTTTAGTTAATCCTGGCCATTTATAAGTTTCCTCTAATGAACCAAATAAATCAGTTCGTATTGGGTCACTCCACATAACTGAAACTAAAATATCTTCTTTTTTTATATTAGGTATTTTTAAAACATTAGATAGTGTATAAATAACTCTTCTTGATATCAAAGAATTACCAGATGCAGGTTCACCTGTATGATAATAAAATGGAAAATCAAAATATTCTTCTATTGCATTTGTCCAAGTTTTTTCTTTTTCTTTCATTATAGGTACATCAGCTTTCTTTGAAAAACTACAACCACCCGTAATAATTCTATATTGGTTATCTGTCATTGTAATAATCCCCATATTCTACTAAAATTGTTGAACCATCTCTATTGTATGCTTTTGTAAACTCATTAAATATATCTTCTGTTTTATCAAGCTCAACAATTTTGACTTCAGTTAACATCTCTTTTAGTTGTTTAATATAATTCTGAGTATGTTGTACTCCACCATTTAGTGGTTCACGAGAACCAACTGCAGTTCGTATTATAACTTTTGGTTTCATTTGACCATTAGTCATATCTTGAATCTTATCTAAATGGTTTACTAAACTATCCATACATCTAAGTAGGAAGTCCATTCTTGGAAAACAACTAATTGGAACATGTCCATTTAGTGCCATACCTGTACTCATTCCCATTTGTATTTCTTCAAACACAGGTAATTCTAATCTCTTCTCATCATCAATATCTTGTAATGTTCCATAAATAGAATTACCACTATACTTAACTGATTGTCCCATAAAAATAGTATCCTCTTTATCACTTAACCATTTCATAGAACGATTTAATTCATCTTTATAATTCATAATAATTGGTTCTCCATTATCATCTTCTACTATTTGAAACTTCATACTCATATCGTGAAATCCAAATGCAGTTTGTTTTCTATGTGGAAGAATAGATGTTGTATGATTACCTAAAGAAAACTCACTTGTTAAACTTGGTGATGCAAACTTTAAATCATATTTTTTTAATTCTTCATAGTTCTCATGTATCAATAAATCTTCATTTTGTTTAAATACCATACCACTTGATTCATCAAATCTATAAATGATTCCATTTTTACTCTTTGCATTAGTAAAATAATCAGATGTAGATTTACAAAACTTTTTAGACCTTAATGTTAGTCCACCATTGAAATGTCCAATGTCTTCTATAAATTCAGAATCATCATTTTGACACCCATCAGATATTGTGTATACTAAGTCATAATCAAGAAACTCATCTTTCCATTTATCAATATTGGTTATAAAACAATCCCATTGAATCAATAATACATGTGGTGCATCAAAATATTTATGTAGATATTTTAATACAAACTCTCCATAATCATGATAGTCCATAGTACCTTTCAATTCAATCCAATTGTGTTCTTCACATGGATATGGTGGTACAAGTGGTGAAACAATAGCAAAACTTCTAAAAGGTAATTTCTCCTCAAACTCTTTTAGTACTTCAATACTTTTTTCAAGTCTTTGTTGTGAAACTGAATCACCACACCCATCAATTAATCTAACATCAATATCATATTTATAATCTTTATTTTTATAAACATGATTTATATCAGGATAATAATTGTCTTGCCAATAATATCCTTTTGTATAGTCTTTAATCATAAAGATTTATTCTTTCTCTTTTCATTTGACCACCTGGATTAAAGTGTGCATCTTGTCTAAGATAACTACCAAGTGCAGCTCTTCTCCATTTAGTCTCTGATTTATTAGTCTCTGAACCATGAATTACATGTGAATGTAAAAATATAACATCACCTGAATTCATTGGTAGATATATTTTTTCATATCTATCTGTCCAAACACCATCAACCCATTCTCCTGGTATGTGACAAGGTTTACCTCGTTCATTTCTCCAATCGTCTGGATTTGTTAATAGTCTATCCTCATCAATATTGATTGGTAGACATGATTCCACTTGTGAACCAGGATAAACATATAGACATCCATTCTCTTCATCACTATCATCAATGGCACAAGATGCATTTATAATGTCACCTCGGTTTGCATGAGAGTAAAAAATGTTTTGGTGAACATCTCTACCCAACTCACCTGGTGGTTTAAAATACATCCAAGTTTGTAATCCATCAACTTTACCACCAATTAGTGTTTCAAGTATTTCTAAAGTTCGTGGGTGTCTCCACAACTTATCAAATAACTCTGAATCTCTATGTGTATATGCATATGGTCTTGTGTTATCATCTTCTTCTGAAGTTTTCCTCAATTCAATCAATCTATTACCCTCTTCTCTATACTCATCCATTACTTCTGTAGAGAAAATATTTTCTACATAGTAACCATTCTCTTTGTAAAAAGAAAGTATTTCATTATTCGTCATTTCCGTACTCCTGTTTATACCAATCTATTGTCTTTCTTATTCCCTCTGACAATGAAGTTTTTGCTTCCCATTGGTATTTATTTTTCATCTTATCAGAACTTATTTTTCTGATTGGTATCATAGATGGTTTGCCACTAATATATTCAATTGGTGCGTTGTAATTATCAACTTCCATACAAGTATCTAATATCTCATTAACACTATAACTTGTATTAGAACCAATATTAACTACTTCATATTTGTCTTTAGAATTCTCCATGACATTCACTAAACCATCTATAAAATCTTCTATGTATATAACATCTCTAACATCCTCACCATCACCCCAAACTTGAATTGGATTATGTTTGTCAATTACTTTTCTAATTGTTGCAGGTGTGACATGACACTTATCAAAGTCCCATTTATCATGGGGCCCATAACAATTTGCAGGTCTCACCACTAAACAATCCATATTTGGTGATAATTGATTTGCATATAAATCACACAACACTTCACCATATCTTTTCATCCAACCTACTGCATGATATACAGGATATGGTTCTTCAAATATATTCCAAGTTTCATCAACTAAATCTTCACCACTTGGTGGATATACGGTTGAACTACTGATAAATACATACTTCTTTACTTTATTGAAATATGTAGCCTCTATCAATTGTGTGTTTACTATAACATTCGGTGTAACATGAACTAAAGGTGACTTTACGGTATCAACTGCATTTGAAGTATTTGCAGAACAATTAACAACTATATCCATACCCTCTGTGATTTCTTTACAAAATTCCATATCTCGTAAATCACCATAAAAGTATTCTACACCTTTTACTCTTTTATTGTTTTTATGTATTGTTCCAAATACTTCGTGTCCATCTTTTAATAATCTTTCTACAAGATTATATCCTATTAGTCCTGATGTTCCTGTTACTAAAATTTTCATACCGTATCCCCGATTCCTAATATTTTGTTTAAGTCTTCATATACATTTGGTGTTTGATTCAACACTATATCAAGTATAACATTTCTATTATGTATAAATTTATCTTCCATACTCCAATAAATTTTATGTAATTCTTTTTTATCAAGTTTCATCACTCTATCTATTTCTGATAAAACCATTTTTAATCTTTTTTGTGGGTCAAACTCCTCATCATAACTTTCATCAAATAATTCTGGAAAAGTTTCAAATCCCAATTCTCTTAATTTCTTTAAACTATGTTTGTGATTCACTATAATGAATGGATGATATGACCATAATGCATTTAAAGTTTTTTCTGTTAAGAATATTGGTAAATGATATGAATAAGTGTCATTGTCAAACTCCATCTCATAATTTGTCTCACATACAACACTAAAGTATGAGTTGTTATAAAAATCATAATTAGGACTATAACGACCAAGAAAGGATTGTGAATTATTAAATTCTTCCCAATCTATTCTAATTGGTATTCTATTTAAAAATTCTTTATTAAAATACTCCAATAAATTAAATTCTTTCAAAACTCTTGTATCACAAACAACATGGTCTATTTTTTGACCCCGACTATTCACAATATTTTGTAAATTATCATTAAAACTAATTAATCCTTGTTTGTCATATTGATTTTTTAGTAAATGATTCTGAACAATAACCCTATGTGTCATTGGATTTGCAACAAGTGATAGAATTTTATAATCTCTTAATTGACGATTAGGTTTTAAAAACAATCCATCCTTTTCATATAATTTATTATATTCTCCACCCATAGTGGTAACTTTATTATCTTTATTTATAAACCTATTAACACTAAAATATACAAATGATAAAAAGTCATTATCATACCAGTTGAATGGTATTTTTTCATTATAAATAAAATTTTTCGCAAATTTTAAATTTCTTAAGGTGTCCGACTTTTTCCATTCATTATAACTTTCTTCAACATTCATAGTTGTTAAAAATAAATTAATTGTATTTGGGTCAATATCTAAGTTATCACAAAAATCAAATAATTGGCCCCATCTCCTTCCGATGTCACAACCCTCACCTAAACCATCTATGAATATTTTAAATTGAGAATTTGAGTTATTAATTAATCGTTTCATATTTTTAATGTTTTCTGTAGAATTTTCTTGTGAAAAATGGTTATCTACATCAAACAATGACATTACTAAAATATCCCAATCTTTTTCATTATAGATTTGAGAACCATCTGAATCCTCTCTTTGTTGGTAGTGAGTCTTCACATTTAGTCTTGAATCATGATTAAAAAAGATTCTAAATAAATTATCGGTGTATCCATCAAATATTAATACTTTCATGAGACTATCTCTCCAAGTTTTCTTTCAATTCTTTTTAATTCATAATCATTTTGAAAAAAATGATGAACATTATGTAATATATTATCAGTAGCTTTGTGCATTTGTAAAGTAAATTCAGATTGATTCATACTACAAAATCTATTTACTTCAGATGATACATGTTCAAGTCTATCTCTCCAAGAATCAAGTTTATCATAAGATTCATCAAATATATTATCATAAGTTGCATATCCCATTTCTTGTAAATTACTTAACATATTTTTATTACCAATCATTAAAAATGGTAATCCAAAATATAAAGGTCGTAAAGTTTTTTCAGTAAAAAATAAACTATCATCATGATTAGCTTCACTCTCTGAAATAATATCTATATTATAATTCTTATACAATTGATATAGATTTTCTTGTCCAGGAATCTTCCATTGACTATCTCCATAAACATAATTTAAATGAAAAGTTTTATCTATATCTTTATTCATATCTTGTATATCAACTCTTGTATCAATTTGTTTTTCCTGTTGTTCAATAAATCTTTTTATTTTTTTATCGTTAAAATTATATTTATCTACAGGCATACCTGATTGTAACTCTGAATAATCTATATAATCTGTTAACTGATGTTTTTTTATATATGATATAAACTTTTCACGATGTGGTTTTAATGTACCATTCATTGATAAGAATCTTTTAGGCTTTAATTGGTAAGATTTACGAATATTATTAAGGTCGTTTAAGATATTCTTTTTATATTCAAGATACCAAGAGATTTCAAAATTATCTCTAATACAAATTTCCATAAAAAATGCACTCAACATATTAAGTTTAGGTTTATACTTGTAAAAGTTATTATTATTACAAAAATTATTATATTTTTCTTCTAAAGAAAAGTCACCCATAACTAAAATAACTTTATCCAACTCTATTAATTTTTTATCAAAATAGTTATGTAAGTCTTCAAATAATTTAGTATTTGATACTTCAAATTCATGTGACAAAATAATATAATCAAAAGAATCTACCTCAATGTTTTTATCGGCATAGACATCTTCAAAGGTCATAAAATGTATTTTATAATCTTGCAAGTGATTAATTATTAATTTATCAAAATGATATCCGTTATACATCGTAATCTTGTAAATCTTCTATTAAAGTTGAAATTTTTTCTCTTTGTTGCCAAGACATTTTTTTTGCAACATTATAATTATGTTTTAATTTTGATTGTGTATCAGAACTATAATACCATTCATGGATTTTACTTATAGGTGTTTTTGAAAGTTTTTTAATTTCTACACACGCTCTGTTCCATCTTTGTTTATCATTAATCATATTATCATATGACTCATCAATCAAATCATAAAAAGTTTGAAATCCAAACGATTTTAAAGTTTTTAAATAAAAAGGTGCACCCAAAAGAATAAATGGTTGATGACTTAATATAGGTTTCCACATTTTTTCATCAATAAAATGAAAATGTCCTTTTTCATATTCTGGTAAAGTAATAACACTAAAGTATGAATCATAATGTTTAACATAATTTATATCTGTTGGGTCTAATATTGAATATCTACCCCAGTCTTTATCACCATCTAAAAATATAGGGTTTTTCTTTTTAGTATAAGAATAATAAAATTTTGAATATAGATTATTTGTATCAATAAAATTATATAAAAAATCTCTATGTGGTTTTGGTTCTCTATTTAAAGAAAGAAAGTATTTACTTCTTAAAAAACTTTTACCACTTTCAAGTAATTGTTCGGTAACATTTTCGTCACTATTTTCTATTATATGTGTTAATAAATAATTAAAATTATCATCATTTGGTTGAACTCCAAACTTAGGTATATCTGTTCCAATTGATGGTGTTAAAATATAAATAGGTCTATTATCAACAACATGCATTTTAGTTGGGCCCCAACCCAATGCAGAATCATCAATTATTATTATAATTGGTATTTGTATTTTTTTAAATTTTTCCCATAACTCATCTTTACTTTTATGATATAATTCTGTAAAATGTTCACCATTTAATATTAATATATCACTTTTTTGATATTCAAACTTAAGGTCTGGTATTTCTTTTACTTCATAATCTAACCATTTTGTTATTGTTTTCAATAACTTAGGAAACATATCTCCATTATCTAATATGTAAATCATTTTTGTAACTCCTCATAATATTCTATTGTTTCTGTTAAACCCATTTGTAATGTATATTCTCTTTCAAACCCATATGATTTCATTCTATCTGTATTCATTTGTCTTCTCATATCACCATTTGGTTTTGTCAAATCATACTCTATCTCTGTTCCAAAGTATGTCCCAATCACACTGGCGATATCTGATATTCTAACTTCTTCACCACTACCAAGATTCACTACATCATTTACTTTATTCTGAACCATATGTAACATACCACGAGCTACATCTTTTGAATATATGAAATCTCGTATTGGTGTTCCATCTCCCCAAACATTTATAACATCATCATGATAACCTTTTTTAATCATTGATGCAATCACGGTAGATTCATCACCAAAATTATCAAAAGGGCCGTATATGTTTGCTGGTCTAACAATGGATATATTTTTATAATCGTCTGTAATACTAATAGCCTCACAACTTAACTCTCCCATTCGTTTTATGTATGCAGGGATTTTATCATTTGGACTTGGAACTTTATCCCACACATCATCTTCATTATAAAATTCACTTGGTGGATAAACACCAATTGAACTTGTGTAAAGAAACCAATCTGGTTTCCATTGACCAATTGCCTGTATAACATTGGTATCAAATTGTAACATAGGTAAATAATCGGCAGGTGATTCCTTTACTCTTAATGGTGAACCTTTAATTCCTGCCAAGTGATAAACATGATTATAATCTGCAACGATACTTGCATTAGTTTTAAAGGTCATATCACAAGGTTCATAATCAACATTATCTGGTAAATCTTGTGGAATACTATAACCTATATCTGCAACACAAACTTCATCATAAACTTTAGAACACAACTCAACAAGTTGTCTTCCAACCATTCCTCTACCACCTATTATTAAAGCTTTCATTTTTTCTCCTTTATAATATCATACAAATATTTTGACCACTTTTTATGGTTGTTAGAATTTGGATGGCCATCTTCTGAACTAATATACTCACCTGAATCAAATCTATGTCTTCCACCACAAAAATCTTCCCAACTTAAATCAACAAAATTTTTAAAAGTATTTGGAACCTCTTTCAATATACCTGATGTTGTATCAAATAAAATGTAATCAATATTTCTAACCTCAAAAAATGATTCTAACAAATGTATATCTCTAACAAATTTATCTCTCATTATTTTTTCATTATAAAAATTTTCTACAAAATATTTCCAATGTTTTGCATACTCTAAACCATTATCTTTTACTTCTTTATCAAATAAAGATTTTTCTAAAAAACTCATTGGGTGTCCCTTTTCCCATTTTTTCTTTATATCATCCCAAATATCCCATCTAAAATAACCTGCAAAACCTAATACAAATAAGTGATTCTTTGGATTATTTTCCAAAACATAATCTATGGTTTGTCTAATTACCCAATCATTGGATGCACCACCCTCTGCAATGTTTAGTTCTTCACACTCTAAAAGTTTTGCCAAATGATAACTAAAAACTTCATTTCTTTCAACTCCCATACCTTGAACCCAACTTGCTCCATTTACATAAATTTTATTATACATTCTTTATTACCTCATAAATTTTTTTAAAAAAAATATCATTTGATTCTTTACCTGGATGAGTTTTATTATTTGAATAATCATCATAAGTTAGTCTTATTTTATTATCTAAATGTTTTGAATCTTCAACTGAATATAAAAAATTTGGTATATCTTTTAATAATATTTTTGTAGATTCAATAAAATTTTCACTCATACTTTTTAATTTTTCTTCTCCAATTAAAGTAATTAACTTTTTCCATTTAGAATTCCATGGGCCTCCTGGTTCTTCTATGAAATCAAAACGATGATGATATGTAAAATAAACAATTACACATTTTACATTTTTAATTTTTGGTAATTCTCTTTTCAAAGTATTATAAATATATTCATTTGAACATGACCCTTGAGATAAATTAATTAAATTACAATTCAGCTTTTCTGATAATTTATGTGACCAAGTATCCTCTATATTTAAACCCAATCCAAAAGTAAAACTATCACCAATAACAACTAAATTATTATCATACCATTTATCTGAACCATCGTATCTATATCCATACTCATTGAAAAAATAATCTACATCATGTGAATTATCACCTGCATAATATCTTGTAATTGTGTTTATTGGATGTTCTCTATTACCGATATATTTCATTTATTAAACTCACTTCCAAAAGCAGGTGTATTTTTTATTTCTTCTATTTCTTCATCAGGATTAAACTCATCCAATATACTGCCTTCATATCTCAATCCCTTTGTAAATGATTCCATATTATAACCTACTTCAGAGTTAGGTTTCTTCCAATGTAACCACTTCGCCTGTGGTAGATTAAACATTATATCTCCTTTATCAAAATATTCATAGACTGCCTTAATAACACCTGCATGTATATTAGGTATGATATCACCATTTATATGTTCATATCCATATCCATTAATTGTATCTACTTCTAAATACTTTTTATTAAGTTCACCAACTCTATTTATATGATAATCACCTGAATAGTCATCACCACACATAAATCCATTTACTTTTACTTTTGGATATCCAAGTTCAATATCCTTTTTAACTATAGAATACTCATGTGCACCATCAATATGAAATATATCAATAGAATCGTCTTCAATATCTTTAATTAAATCATTTGAATTACCAACTCTTAAATCAATAACTTTTTTATTTTTAGGTTCTATATTACTCCAAAATAATTTTTTATTTTCTTCAACATGGTCTTCATCATATTTTATATCACTATCATCAGTTACAGATATGTTACCCTTAAACCAATCAATTACAATTAACTCACCATCCCATTGTCTAACCATAGATGCAATCTGATTTGTTTCATGACCATTCCATGCACCAATCTGAACTACTCTGATATTTTCTTTACCAAATAAATTTACTAAAGATGCTGTCCAATAAACACCACTATGTCCTATCATTTTACCCATCCATTTAAAAATTCTAAATGATTATTATATACATTGTGATAAAAATCATTAATAAAATATTCATGGTTGTATACCATGTCTTTTTTATGTTGATAAGTTAATTTATGTAATTCATCTCTTGACATATCGGTTAATCTTTTTATATTATCATAAATCATTTCAATTCTCTTATGTCCATCTTTTTCGTCATCAAATGAATAATCAAACATCTTATCATACAATTTAAATCCAAGTTTTTTTAAAGCTCTAACACTACCTGGTTCTGCAATAGGAATAAATGGTGTACCAAGTGCAAGTGGTCTCCATATTTTTTCTGTAAATACAGGCCCTAATGGTTCAATATCATAATCACCAAATCCACCTGAAAATGTTTCTGCACATACATCAAAATAAACATTAAGATATGAAATAGGATTATAATACGGCCCATAAGTACTATCATAATGTGTTAATACTCTTTTACCCTTATCTTCTAATGCACTATCATATGAATGAACCAATGTCATTGCATCATCAATTCGTGCAGTAGTATAATCTAAATTATCTAAAGTATCTTCTTGTTTTATACCCACCATATCATGTGATAAAGGTAATACAGGTCTTAAAATATCTAAGTATTTATCAAAACCTTTTACATCTCCAGTCCGACATATCTGATATATGTTAAATGACCTATCATCAAATGATGCATCACCCATGGATGGAAAAAATATATTACCATCTTTTCCAATATCCTGAAATGAACAGAATCCTTTTTTGTATATTCCAGATTTAACTAATTTTGACATTAATATAGTTCTTGCAGTTCTTGGCATAAAATTATTAAACATAAAATGTTTAGGTCTTAAAAAGTATTCTTGATTTACAATTAACCTTGACCACATATTATCTTTTGCAAATCTTTCAAAAGATTCCCATGCATTATTCATATGTAATGGTAAAACTTTTGTATTTACTTTTCCATATTTTTCAAATAACTCATCTACAAGTAAATCACCATCTGTATATAATATTGATTCTTGTGGAATTTTATTTTTATCAAGAAATTTCATTAATTTGGATATATTATCATCGTTAATTTCTTCTGCGTGAACTCTCTCTTCAGGTGTACAATCAAACCATATTTTTGCTCTACCACTTTTTATATTATCAATATGTTGTTTTCCAAGTGCTTTAGATAAAACAAATTTCATTTGTCTTGATGGGCCTGGAGAAGAAGAGTCAGGTTGATATTCAACATAAATCAAATAAGGTTTATTTTTTCCTAAAAAATGTTCTGTATGATGAACTTTAAATTTACCACGACCACCATCATAATAATAATACATTTGTGATAATGCATTTCCATATTGGTCTTCACGAGTAACTTCATATAGATAATCTTTTGTATCATAGTATGAATTTAACTCATCTCTTGTTCTTGGTTTTTTCCCATGATGGAATTCCTTTAATTCAAGTTTTTGTGATGAGTATTTAAATGGTAATATATCTAACATAATTTCTCCTAAAACATAACCCAAGTGCCAGTTCCGTGGTGTGGGTAATCACTTTTATATTTATAATAAATCACATCATCAGGAACATCTTGTTTCTTTCCCCAAGTTTCATCAGTAGGTGTATTTGTAGAGAGATTATTATCCTCAACTACAAACTCCAATGGTAAATCATTATTACGAGCATATTTATATACTTCATGAAAGATACCACTTTCAAAAGTCATATCTCCAACAAAACACCAAACTTTAGGTAATTTATTTTCACGATGTTCTTTATTGTCTCTTTTTATAGATAATGCAACTCCTAATGCAATTGGTAAAGTTCCACCAACAATAGATGAAGAATAAAATTTCCATTGTCTTGTAATTGGATGTGAACTCATATCTTCAGAATAAAAATGATTAACACTCATACTCTTACCATTCTTAATCTGTCTCATTAGATTATCTTTATCTATACCATGTAATAGTGCATGATAATGATTTCTCCAACTACAAAATACCCAATCCATTTCACTTACATACTGAAAAACCTCTATTAATTGTTCTTCATTATTTGATGCAAGATGAACAGGTGCTGTTATTTCACCATCATTATACGAATCTGCAACTTCTTTTTCAAAATCAATTAAATCTTGTTTAGTTAAAGTTATTTCTCTAATAACTCCACCATCTAAAATATGTTTTGGTATTTTTACACTCATTTATCTCTCCCATATAATATTGGATTATTTATTGGCCATTGAATTTTTAACATTGGGTCATTCCATTTAAGACTAATTTGTTCATTGGTATCTACATACTCGTTTGGATAAGATTGTGTATAGTGAAATACACACTCGTCTGATAAACATAAATGTCCATTTAGAAAACCTGGTGGAACTAATACACTTAAATGATTTCTATCTGATATCAAATAACTCTCCCAAGTTAGATAATTTACACTATCTTCTCTATAATCTACAACCACTAAATATATTTCACCATAAACACAAGTAATGTGTTTCCAAGTTTCTCTGTCCCCATGTAAACCTCTTAATACATTTTTTCTTGAACGAGTAAATTTAGATATTTTTTCTTTTGGTGTTTCATATGTATTTTCCCAATATGTCCACATTTCACCACGATAGTCCATATGTGGTGTTGGTTTAAACATTATTACTTCTGGTAAAATATCTGATTCAATTCTATCGTATGGAAATGTCATAATGATGCACCATAACTTAGTGGGAATGCATTTCTATAATGTGAACTTTCATGTGGAACAATCATTTGATATGCCTTTATTAATTCTTGTATACCATCATCTAAACTAAAGTTAGGTGACCAACCTGTTGACTCTATTTTTTTATTACTTACAATATAATCTCTTTTATCAGGGTCTACAAAATAATCTGAATAAGTTACTGATGTATCAGGGATATATTTTTGTATTCTTTCTACTAATTGTTTTTTATTTATATTAGTGTCTGATAATCCCACATTAAATATTTGATTATGATACTCATCATATTTTATACACATATAATTAAATACCGATGCAACATCTTGAATGTGAATAAAATTACGAACAAACTCTTTTTCAAAAATAGTAATATATTTATCTGTTAATAATTTATATACAAATTCATTAACTAATAAATCTAATCTCATACGACTTGATACACCAAACACGGTAGCTAATCTAAATGTTATTCCATTACTATTATCTTTTATATAATTTTCTGAATCACACTTTGTAATACCATAATGACTGATTGGTGTTAGTGAATTTGTTTCATCTACTTCACCTTTATTAGTTCTACTACCATAACCACTATTGGTATTTGGATATAGTATTCGTTGATGTTTTGATAAATTATCTACAATATTTTTGATTTGATTAAAATTGATATCAGTTGCAAGTTGTTTATCTTTTTCACAACTTGGAAATCCGACAATGGCTGCAAGTGGAATTATTACATCATGTTCTTTTACTTGTTTAAGTAATAAATTTGTATCACGAACATCCCCATAGATAAACTTAAAACCTGGTTTACCAAATAAATCTAATAATGATGTTTGATTATACATCAAATTGTCTATTACGGTTACCGTATGATGTAACAATAATTGTCTTGTGATTACTGAACCTAAATATCCAGCTCCACCTGTAATTAATATTCGCATAAAAAAGCCTCCAATAATTAGAGGCATCTATAATAGTAAAACTATTTAAATGCCACCCTTGTTTTATAGTCTAAAGTAGTGGGTTAGGACTTTCTCCGAAGAGTGTTAGCACTACCTGACTTATATATAAATATAAAAAAGGTTTAAAAATCTTCACTATAATTTAAGTTTTCAAAGTCTTGTTTCATAAATTTATATACTAATTCTTTTGTATTATCATTATAATAATCTTTCCAATTTGATAAATATCTGTTTGATGGATTTATATTACGAGTGATATCAGTAATACCATCATCACCTGGGTGACTAATATACTCGTCTACTGGCCTATGTGCATCTTCCATAAATAATTTGTTATATATTTTTGAATTATATAATTCAGAAATTTCTACAAATTCAAAAGTGTCTTCTGGAAATAAATGTAAATCTTTTGACATTAAATGTGCATGTGCATCATAAATTTCACCCTTATCCCATGAGACACAAAACTCTTCAAAACTTTTTTGCCAATCCTTTTTTGTCATAGATAATAGATTCATGTTGGGTTTCAATTCACTTGGTTTATATTTGTTATATTCTTTGTGAGTTTCCCACATTCTCTTACCAGGGTCATTATAGTTAGTACCAGAAGATGGGTCATTTTTGTGTCCAAATGTCCAAACCGATAAAAACCTTTCATATGGATTTCTTTTTACAAATAATTTAGTAGCATTATCATAAACTTCCCTTTTCATTGAACTGAACAACCATGCATTCACCGCTGACCGAGAATCTAACATAAAGTGTTGGTCATGATAACACCATTTTACACACTCACTAACAAAAGTAGACCCCGCCTTATTAGAAACCATTATTATGGAATTTATATGAGAACCTACTTCTTGATGATTATCATGTTTATCAGGAGCGACATCAATTTTAATTGTAAAATATATCATTAAAAAACCTTTACTTTATATTTTTTTTCAAAGGCAACTGAACCTAAATGTGAATTAACAATAGGTTGACCTTTGATATTCAATGATGTATTCAACACCATAGGACAACCTGTTTTTTTGTAAAACTCTTTTATTAAATTATAGTAACCAATGTTATCATCTTTACTTACGGTTTGAACTCTTGATGTCCCATCCACATGACATATTGCAGGATACTTATCAGGATACTTACACTTTGCAACATACTGCATAAACTGAGATTTCTTTGTAGGCATTTCAAATATCTCGTGTGCATGTTCCTCTAATACACTTGGTGCGAATGGTCTGAACTTCTGTCTGTTTTTAATCTCGTTCATTTGGTCTTTTATATTTTTCCCTCGTGGGTCTCCCAATAAACTACGATTACCCAATGCTCTTGGCCCAAACTCTGCTCTACCATTTGCAACACCAACTATATTACCCTTGAGTAGTTCGTTACTCACTTGAGTAATAGGATACTCACCCTTAATATCATATCCTAAAAAACAATTATTAAAATTTATATGTTCACCCAAAATTGAAGATGCACACCCTAATGAACTACCACCATCACCAGGATTTGGTAGTATCCATAAGTTAGGATACTTTTCTACTATCAAACTATTTGCAACACAATTTAATGCAACACCACCACCATAACAATAGTTATCTGTTTCAGGGACTAACTCTTTTGCCTTTTCAAATATCTTTAATATTTCCTCTTCACATATTATTTGAACATTGTGTGCAACATCAAACTTCCATTGTTCACTATCATCATCGGGATATACTTTACTATCCCAACTTAAACAACCACGATGTAAATTTACTTTTAATAATTCTCGTAATTCTCTTTGTAGTTCTTTGTTTTCGTTTCCCCAAGCTGCCATACCCATTAAGATATATTCATCCTCTTGTGGTTTTAGTCCAAGTCGTTGTGTCATGGCACTATACCAAAGACCAAGTGAGTTTGGATAAGACATAGACCATCTCTTTTCCAAGTGACTTCCCCAAGCATACCAAATACTCATTGTATCCCACTCACCAATCGCATCAATACAAACAATACAAGCCTCATCATATGGACTTGAATAATAACTGGCGGCTGCATGTGATTCGTGGTGACCTACATAATGGTCAATTTTATCTATACCAAATTGTTTAACATATTGTGATGGAATATTTTGAAACTGAAATGTTTCATTATATTGTCCTGCATATAATTGTCTTGATTTCTTTAACCAAGGTTTTTCAAACCAAACAACTTTATCCCACTTACCATATCTTTTTGCATCTGAGATTAATTGTTGATTTAACAATTCGTCATTTTTTATACCACTATATCTTTCTGCATGACCAGCAAATAATATTTCTTTACCATCAAGTAAAGTGATACATGCATCATGATTTAGTGCGTTAATTCCTAATATTTTCATTTATAAATAAACGGGTCTCTTTTTTTTATTTCACGAAGTCTCTTCTTAAAAAGATACCATCGTTTAATTTTATTGTAATATTTTTTTATTATTTTTATCATATAACATCACCTTTTTTGATTTTTGAACACTCTTCCCAAAACTCTTTCAGTTCAGGAAATACTCCTAAAATATTTGTATTTCTTCTCTTATCATGATTGTAGAAAAATTTATAAAAATCATATCTATCTCTTTTTAATTTTTTACTATCTATTTTTCCTTGACACCAATCATAAATTCTTTGTAACTTTTCCATTTCCATATGTGAAAATACATCATCAGGTTTAGATTCAAATCCTTTATCATGAATTTTTCTCATTAATAAAACTTGTTTTTTTATCAATTCTTGAAACCTTTTCGGTAAAATTCTAACACTTTGATGCGATGGATGTCGTAAATAAGAAATATCTGCAACAACTGCATTTGGTGTATATCTTTTTTCCGAATTATATTTCTCTTTTAATAAATAGAGTTGTTCTATAAATATATCAAAATTAAATACAGATAATGCATTATAAGTAACCATAAATGTTAATGATGGTTTTTTTAATTCAGTTAATGCCCTTTCACAATTATCCCAAAACTTTCTATAATCTAAACCATGTCTAATATATTCTGCCTTTCTTCCCCAACCATCAATACTTGTAAATATTTGAAAATCTTTAACCAATCCTTTTTCTGTAATAATCTTTACTTTTTTAATAAACTTATCCATCAACTCGTCTGGTGCACCCATATTAGTATTAACTGATAACACAAGGTTTTTATTTGGTTTATCTGTTTCTATAATATAATCCAATACCTTAAATGTATCTCTTGATAATAATGGTTCTCCACCTGTAATTCTAAATGTATGTAATCCTTGATATAATTCTGGCCACCATTTCCAAAATGCTTCTACATATGGATTTGGTTCTCTTTGTGGTATGGGTAATAAATCTAATGATTTTAGTCCACCCAATGAATTAAATTTTGTAGTAGTTGGATAACCACCATGTCTTTTGATTTCTTCCATCCATTGTGTAGATATATGTGGTGCACAATAACTACATTTAAAATTACATGCATTTGAAAATACCACTTCTACATATTTTGGATTTACATTTTGTCTCCAATCAATTAAATAATCTTGACCATTTATAGTTTTTTTAATTTCAGAAAAAAATGGTTTTGCCCAAGGTTCATTACTCTTTAAAATTCTATCACTAAATATATCACTATTATCCTCAACATTCCAACAATAATCACATTCATCAGGTCTCTCATCAGTTAACATTTGTTTACGAGCGTGTTTTTTATACCAAGTATTATGTAATGCAGATGGATTTTCTTTTATCTCTTCTAATGGAATCTTATGTGTTCTTGGATGATGACAAGAATGTGTATGTCCATTTTGTAGATGAATAGTAACTTGCATCCATTTTGCAACACACATACCACAACCAACTGAACTTAACTTTCCCTTGGTTTTTGTTAGTTGGTCAATATCTTTCTGTGCTTGTGTTACTGCCATTCTGGTATATTATCATGTTTACATTTGAAATTAATAAAATCATGACGCCCTAATTTATCAACTGAATCAACTTCATATTTTAAATCGGTTAATCCATCTTTTTTCGTATCCCAAAGTCCATATTGAACTTCAGTAAAAAATCTTTTTTCATTTCTACTTGTATCTTCTTGAAATACAAATCTATTATTAACAATACCATTAATTGGATGTTTCAATGATTTAAATCTACCATTTCTACGATAAGGAACTATTGTATGTGAAACATCGTCTAATTCTTCATTTGTAATTTCACACTCGTGATTGTGTCCATGATTATTATTACCACTAATATCATATACATAGTTTTCATCTACATTTGAAAAATCATAATTTAAAACACATCCATCAAAATCATTACAATTACTAATATCTTTACTATAAAAACTTTCTATCTCTTCATCACTAAGGACACGATTCCACATACCAACTTGTGCAACTTTACCATAAAAGTAATTATCTTCATTTGGATTCTTTACACCTAAATAATATGGAACACCACCATATCTTTTTGCATTACCTTTCATTATCAATGGTGATTCAACACCATGTCCAAATCTTGCATCACTTTCTTGACCATTAAGATAAAACCTCAATGAATTATTTGTAGAGTCATGTGTTACCATTAGATGACTCCATATGTCAGGATTTCTTTTTAACCACATATAGTTATGATTATTTTTAAAATCATACATTGAAAAGGAAAAGGCTCTTGAATTATCATATGCAAAACCCATTTGATAACCAGGTCTTCCTAAAATATAATTGTGTAAATATTTTCTATTCTGTAAATCACCAATTAAATACATAGGGATATCAAAATTATCATATGCATTTACCAAAATACTCCAAGTAAAATCACCTGTAGTTAAATCTCTTAAAGTTTCGGATGGTGGGATTTCAACATAAGAACTGATACCATCAAATTCAATTGAATTAATAGTTGTATCACTTTTTTCTAATTTGTCATTTATTACATAATCTTCTTGTTGACATCTCCACAATAAATCATCATCTTCCATACCCCAATTCCAATAATCATTAGAATATCCATTGATATTTTCAAATTGTTCTTTAGTAAAAAGAATTGCACCACCAAAATATTGAATAGATGGTAACATATAATCAAACTGACTTATATGAACTGCCATATGTTGTGGTTTATCTTCAGGATAACTATAATCACAAGTTTCATCTTCTGGTAACATGTCTATATCGTGAAAACAAAAATAATCATAACCTTGTTTTACTGCCTCTGTAAATGCAATATTTTTTGCAGTTCCACGATTGAATCGTAATACGGTATCAGGTTCTATTTGATTTGCTACAAAAATTTTAAATTCTATATCTGAATGATATTTTTTCATAAAATCTTCCATATGTGGAATAAACTCATCCAAATGTTCTTTTCTTCTATAATGTGGAACACATATTGCTAATTTTTTACTCATTACTTATACTCACAAAGTTTATTTTTTCTTGACTTTCTTGTTTTTTTATTGTATATTTTAATGTAGATAATCCATCTTCTTTATAATCATCTATACCCGTTCTAACGAAATTAAAATATCTTATCTGATTATTTCTTGAACGCCAGTCTTTAAATTTTGTTTTTGACCAACCATTTTCTTCGTGTTCTAAACAAATGAACTTACCATCTCTTCTTCTTGGTAATGATTTTTTCTCACCCAATATAAGTTCTTGTTTTTTTCGTATTGCACCTATAATCTGACCATTATGATTATACTTTGATTTATCTATAACTTTTTCATTTTGTATATTTTCAAAATCATATGAACAAAATAAATCCTCTACAAAAGAATATTCATTTTTTGGTTTTGTTACATCCCATGGAACACCATCATTGAATAATTGTCTAACCGCTCTTCTATCTACGGTTCTTCTCCACATACTAAATTGTGCAATCTTACCCTCATACCAATTATTATCTCTTTTTGTATGTGGGTCTGAACACCCTAAATAAAAACCTTTAGTTTTTATCTCTCTTAAATTACCAAAATAAGATGTTGGTGAATTTTGAACTTCTTCTCCATTAATATACATCGTTAATGTTTTAGTTGGTGCATCAACACACACCACTATATGATTCCATTGTTCTGACATTTTATGACTAACCACCATAAACTCATCGTGATTCATATTCCACACACCATATTTATATTGTTGTGCACTTGTCCAACAAAGACCTGTATGGTAACCTGGTTGAGTAAACACATGAAATTCATCATATGATTTTGAATCATCAATCTTTAATAAATCTGATGGTTGTAACCATACTTCAAATGAATAAGAACCTCGTGTAAGTAGTTTTTGCCACAAAGGTGAAATATCAACATCAATATAATCACCTTGTTTAAAATCCATAGACTTTACCCATGGGTTTGTTAATTGTTGTGTGGATACAATATCCTCATCTAATGGTAGTCCTGCAGTTCTACATCTATATAACAAATCATCGTCTTCAAATCCCCAACCCCAATATTCATTGGAATAACCATTAATCACTTTAAAATGTTGAATAGGAAAAAGTGTTACTCCACCAAAATATTCTGGATATGGTAATTTATATTTATTATTAGATAATCGTGTTGACAATTGTGTTGGTCTATCTACCCATGAGTAATCACATGAATTATCTTCAGGTAACATATCAACATCATGAAAGCACACATAATCACACTTAGAATTTTCAGCTAAGGTAAATCCTATATTACACAACCATCCACGATTGAAAGGTAAATCATTATCTTGATTAACAACAAATATTTCATAATCATCAATATTAATATCTTTGAGATGTTTTTTAATTGATGGTATAAATCTTGATAAATGTTCCTCTCTATCCCTATATGGTACTACTATACCAAGTTTTGCCATTATTTTTTACTACCAAATATACTCTTTAAAACTCCACCCTCATTTTCATTTGATTGGTTCTGTTGAACTTGTGGTTGTGCTGGTTGTTGAACTGGTTGAACTGGTTGTTGAACTTGTTGTCCTGGTGTATTAACTGAGTTTAATCCCATTTGATACATTTCCCATAACTTCCAATCAATTGCCTCCAACTTTTCTTCTATACTTGTTAACGCCTTCAATAACAGAGCAAAATTATCACTTTGTGTAAGACCACTATCAAGTGCATCTCTTGCATCTTTTATATCAGTTGTTTCTGTTTTCTTCTTAGTTGCCATTGTTTTCTCCTTAGGCTTGTATTGTTAAAATAGAATGTTTATCAAAGTATTGTTCTGTTCTCAATACACGATATCTACATCCTGTTAAATCATTTTTTGGTTTTTCTTTGATTAATTTTTTTAATATTTTATAATTCTTCTGTGAATTAGAACCTATATAATTTTCTTTATTTAGTTTATCATATTCTGAACCTATATAACCAAAACTTCCTCTTCCTCTTATAGGTAAATATAACTCATCTCCCTCTTTAACTTCATTTTTTTTAGGTTTTAAAGATGAGTTAAATACTAAATTATTAGAATTACCACTTTCATCCCAAATCATACTTTTATATCCTGCAGTAAAATCAAAATAACTTGTAGGACATTCAATAACATATTCATTATTGAAATTACCATTTTTGTAAATTTTATTTATTGAAATTTCATTTAAAAATATATCATAAAAACTTAAATCACCAATTGATACATCACATCTTGCTTGAGTTGTATTAGTTTTTTCAGTTCCAATACCAATATAAAATGGTGTTTCAAATGTATATTTTTTAGTTGACCTTTTCAACTGAACACTATTGTATAATAATCCATCTATATAAAGATTTGCCATTTTTTTATCTTTACTATATGATAGTGCAACATGATACCACTCACCTATTTGTGCTGGACATTCTCCTACTCTAACATATTCATTTTTAAATGTCCATAAATTTGCAGACAATCTTAATTCATTTTTTTCATTCTTTATAAATTTAATACCACTATGATAGCCTTCTCTACTAACTACATAACCCTCTTTAGTTATATCAGCATTTAACCTAACCCAACATGATATTGTAAAACTTTGATTCATCAAATCTTTCATTGAACGACTATTACTTATAACTTTTCCATAAGTATTATAATCAATATCTACACCAAAAACACTTCGTGATTCTTCAACATGTCGTGTTGTAGGATAATTTAAGAGATTCATTTTATATAAAATGTGTAAATCTTCATAACCATCTCCCCAAAAATTATTATGAAATCCACCTATATTATTAAAGTGTTCTCTACTAAACATCAATGCACCATTAAAAAAATATTTATTTGGTAAATTATATTCATCTGGCACAAAATCAGGATGAATACCAAATGATAATTCATTAAGTGAACCAACAACACATTTTGGTCTTTCATCAAATGAATAATCACATTCATCATCTAATGGTATAAAGTCTGTGCGATGAAACACAACATAATTCCAATCAAAATTTATATTGTAGATATCATTCAAAACTTTATCTGCATTTAAAAATCCAACATTAAATAGTTTACCATAATTTTTTAAATTTTTCTTTGATTTTAAATCAACAATAATGATACGATAATCAATATCTTTATTTTTCATAAATTCATCAAAATGTGCGACAAAATTTTCATTATAATTTTCATCAAAATCTGTTACGATTAATAATTTATCCATGACGATAATCAATACACTTTTGTTTTATATCTTCCCATTGTGAATAAAAGTGATTATCACTTAAATCCTCTATCATAAAATCTTTTACATTTATTTTAAAATTATTTTCTAATAGATATTCATACATTTTTTTATATTCAAAATAATAAGAATAATCTTGTTTTATCATTGTTACTTGTCTTAGTCGTTCAAAACAATCAAAGTCCCATTTTAAGTGATGAACTTGTACAAAACATTCATCAATAGGATATTTCTTAGGATGATTCCATCTATCACCATATGTATCTTCACCATTAATTACTACATAATGTTGACCTGGTGTTACATCAATATATCCTTTACTTAACACCACTTTATTAGGACATGCATTTGATATTGGTTCTCTAAAGAATCCACCCAATGGAAACTCTTCCCATATATCTGAGTCTTTAGTGATTTTAGGAAATGTTCCATTTACACCTAACCTATCAATAAATCCACCACTAACAAAGTCCCATCCATTCTTTTCACAATCATTAATTATTTCTTCTAATGGTTTTGGATATTCATGAAACTCATCATCATCTGAAATAACCCACCAATCATTAGGTTTTGTTCGTTTAGTCTCATTATATAAATGTGTAACATGATTCCAATCATATGGTGGATGTTTACTCACATTATATATTTTTAAACCATAATGATTTAAAACATCTTCTACTTCACCTACAAGATTTTTATTCTTACCATTATCATACACATTCACAAACACATCATCAACAATATCTTTATAATGATTAATCATATGAAATAACATATTAGGATTATGACCACATACCGTAACTAAATTTTTGGAACTTTTACTGACCAACTGGCCCTCCTACAATTTTCCCAAAAGTCTTTTAATTCAGGAAATGTTTGAAGAAAATCTTTATCTCTTCTATTATCATATTCATTAAAGAAATTAAAGAAATCTCCACGATTCTTCATTAACCAATCAACATCATCTAAAGGTGATTCTGCATAATCAATCAATCTCCTAAACTTTTCTATTTCAAAATCATAGTATCCACTATGACCATGACCATAAATGTGTAAATATTTATCTTCACGATATTTTTTCATCAACTCAATATCTTCTTTCATTTTATCAATCCATTTTGTTGGTAAAATTCTTAAAGATTGGTGTGATGGTTGTCTTAAATATGCAACATCTAATAAAATTGCATAGTGTCTATATCGTTTACCATTATAATGTTTTCTTTTTAAATGAAACACTCCCTCAATTAATTTATGAAAGTTTGGTGCACTTAATGCATTATAAGTTGACATAATTGTAACAGATGCCTTTGGAACTTCTGTTAAAAATCTATCTATGTTTTCCCAAAACTTTTCAAAGTCTAATCCATCACGAATATACTCTGCCTGGTCTCCCCAAGATTCTATACTTGTATAAACTGAATAATTCCATACCAAATCATTATCACATATAATTTTTGATTTTTCAATGAATTCATCAAATAAATTATCAGGTGGACAAAAATTTGAATTAATACTAATTTCTAACTCTGGATTTATATCAGGATTATCAATAATATAATCCAATACTCTAAAGGTTCCTTTGTGTAGTATTGGTTCTCCACCCGTAATTCTTAATGTGTGTAGGTCAGGATATAAATCTGGCCACCATTTCCAAAATGCCTGTTCATATGGATTAAAGTTTTTATATGGTATTGGCATCATATCTGCTCTTTCCAACCAATCGGTGTTATTGAATAATCCACTTGTTGGATATGGGCCTTGTTTTTCTATCTCTTGTTGCCATCTTGATGAACTCTTTACATCACAATAACTACATGCAAAGTTACATTGGTTACTGAATGATATCTCAACATAAGGTGGATTGGTATCTTCTCTCCAATCCGAATCTCTAATCTTCCTAAAGTCTGGTAATGCCCATGCCTCAGCACTCTTCATGTGTCTATCACTAAATGCCTCTTTATTTGCATCTTCCACTTTCCAACAATAATCACATTCTTTTGGTCTTCCACCCTCTAACATCATTTTTCGTTGAAGTTTTTTAAACTTAGTGTTATGTAATGCAGATTTATTTTCTTTCAATTCCTCTAATGGTATTTTATGTGGAACAGGATGGTGACAACTATGTGTCATACCATTCTGTAAAAGTAATGAAACTTGATTCCATTTTGCCAAACAAAATCCTCTACCAACTTTATTTAACTCTCTTTTTAAAATATTGATTTCTTTTAAACCATGAAGACTTTTTTCTTTAAAAATATCAATTTCAACTTCTTCTTTTTTTGACTCTTCATCTTTTATTTCAAATTGTTCCAAATGAATTCTCATCTTTAATTCTTCACTTGGTTTTTTTAATTCACCCTTTTCTTTTAATCTTTTTATTTCAGCTTCAATATATGGTGATGAATGTTTTAATAAATGGTATTTGTATGTGTCAAAGTCTGAGTCAAGTCCATCACATATTTCCATGAAAAGTATATGTTTCATAATATCAGAATTTTTGATATCATTCCTTTCTCTTTTCATTCTATCCAATTCATTTATAGTATCTTCACGAAGTTCTTCAGATAATAAATTTATTCTTTTTTGAATTTCTTGTTTTCCATATTCCACATCTTCATCCATATTATTATACCAAATGTCATTATTAGTATTATTTTTATTCATAATAATAACTCTCTGTTCTAACTCTTGATATGGACTTAAAAGTTTATTTGAATTCTTTACTTTTTTTATTTCAAGTTCAACTTCAGGTGAAGTATGTTTAAGACATTGTTTAATTGTAATTCTATATTCAAGTTCTTGTGTAATATTAACAATTTTTGCACTATCAGGAACATGATTATAATATCTATTTATCTCCTCATCAATATATTCATTTACATATTTTTCACACTCACCTAATTTAATCAAATAATAACATTCTTTATCATATTGTTTTGTAAAAAAGTCTTTATCTTGTGCACGATATAACTCCATCCTTTTCTCAATATAAGGTGTTAGATGTTTTTGTCTGATTTCATAATCAAATTGTTTTTCTGGCCATTCGTTTAGGTGTCTAAACTCTTTAATATTTTTATTTTCTATGTGTGTAAAATTATTCATTTTTTTCTTTGAACTAAAGTGGTTCCTGTAGACATTGGTAGTTTTGTTTTTTCTTTGAAATCAAAAAAATTAAATACTTCCCATTTATCTTCTTTTTTAAGTTTTTCAATAAATTTACCTGGACCTGACATATCATCAAACTTTTCACCCTTTGGTACAATTAAACTTTTGAAATAACTTTCATCGGTATCGTGAATAGATATAATTCCATTTTCTGTTAATCTTTCACTATATAACTCAAAATCTAACTCTACTTGTTCAAAGGAATGTCCTGCATCAATGTGTAGATAATCAATTTCTACATTGTTTCTTAAAAAGAAATTATAATAAGCATCATCTGTAAGTGCCTCAATTACCTTTGGTTGAAATGTTTCTATAAAATAACTTTTATCATCCCAATCAGTCTCACCATTTACACCATTTTTTGCATCAACAACATATGTTGTTCCATATTGACCCTCAATGAATACATCTAATTCTTTCAAATCCCAATGGGCAGCAGTCATCATTCGTGGAACAAATCCACCACCACTACCTAAACATACACAAGTTTTTGATTTCATAAGATATGGTATTAAATAAAATAACAAACCACCACCCAAATAAATGTGTGTTGCTCCATGAGTTTCTTTATATTTTACTGGTTTATCTGAATCACCATTGTGTAATAATGAATCATATATCCATCCTTGATTTAATAACCCCATAATAATAACCTCATTACTCTTTCATATATAAATATAATCCTACCACCTCAAACGATTGTAAAATGTTGCAATGCCTGGGTGGAAAAAAAATCTTTCATGATTTCCATAGTTTTGTTGGTCTTCTTCAAATGCATTTTGATAAAACCAATAATCTGCATCATATAAATCATCATCTTTGGTTGGTTTAGTTGGGTATGGTTTCCAAACTGAATGATGAAATACTACTTGTCCACTATCACATGTAGACTCTTTAATTTTACTACTATCTTTACCTTGAATTATTTGTGGATGATAATATCTCGTATCCCTTACTAATTCTATTTTAAATTTTTCTCCAGTATCATGTCCAAAAACTATAAATTTAACTTCTTCGTGGTTACCCTCTTGAATAGATGTTAATGCTTCACGAAACCGAGTATAAAAATCATAATGTAATACATTGTCATCATCTACTAATAAAACCCATCCCTCTTTAATATTTTCCATTAATGCATTTTTACCTTGATTTCCCCAACAACCACATTCTGTTTCTGTAAATGAATACATATCATCAAATAGACTTGATTCTATATCTGATTTTTTACACACTAATTTATCCATTGAAACATGCCATCTTACTTCATAAATATCTTCAAGTAATGGTTGTTTGAAAATTGAATCTCTAATTACATGTAAATTTTGTGGATTTAAACCACAAGGTGTTCCTATATTTATAACTATTTTTTTCATTAAGGTGCGTCGTTGGTTCCTTTATTATGTGCAACAATTCCATTTACGATATATACATCAAATGGTTCAACATCAAGATTAACTACTTCAACCTCTTCATTTATTTTAGTAATACTTTCAATCTCTATTGTTGATAAATCATCTGACAATAAACTTTGTCCAGCCTTACAATTACCTGCCTTCATCCATTTCCATATATTATCAGAATCTTTTATAAAAAGTTCATGTTCACCAGTTACTTTAAGTTCAGTATAAAGTCCTGTTTGTAAACTTCGTGCATACACTACATAATAATGTGGTGTATAATCATAATAATAATTATCAATAATACCAGTTTCTTCAGTAAAATTACTAACTGATGAAGTTGTCCAAGTAGACCACTTTTCATAACCTAAATCTTCATCAGGAAGACCTGGTATATTCATAGTTGAAACTTCATCACCTATATTTAAATCTTCTATATTTTTATTACCATTTGGTGTTTTAATTTTAGTTCCTGGTAAGAAACATGCTACTGATTGTCCACCATATGTATCTTGTATCTCTACATTTTTTGTTACTGCAGTATTATATCTTGTTGCATGGTCATTGTAACCATCACTTTGACCATCATCATTATATTTACCACTTATCTGTACAGTTTGGTCATCATACTCTGGCCCTGCCCACTTTTTTAAAGTAATATAATCTGCAAAAATATTACCACTACTACCTGTAAATTCTAATCTTACTTCAACACTCGTTGAACCACTTGTAAAATAATTATCAGTAAATAAATCCCAATTATCAGTATTGTTTGCAGCATTTCTACCAAAAGTATGAGAGGCAGATTGTAAGACTACTCTAATATTTCTTTCACCTGCACTTGTATTATAAAATCTACCTTGAATTTCATATGTTGAATAGGCATCAACACTAATTGTTTGTCTTAAACAACCTGCAGTCATTTGTGAAGCAAAACTTGAACCACTTCCCGCCGGGTCTGAACCAGGTGTTCCACCACTATAGGTATGTTTATTAACACCAGAACCATCTTTCGTCCAAGTTCCTGGTGTAGTAGAATTTGTCCAAGTTGCAAAATTATTATTACCAACAAGATTACTTGCCATTGTTGTTTTTAAATCAGAGATAGTTCCTGCACTAAAAGTTCTTTGGTAACCACTATCTGTTGATAAACTAAATGCATCACTATTATTAGTTGTCCATGTAAAATTATCACTACGAGAACCAATCTTACTTAAAAATTTACTACCTGCATTTTGAAATGTCAAATTATAATTTTCTGATGTTTGTTCATCAACATAGGCATAACCATTAATTGTATTATCTACACTATCAATTGAGAATTCAGACATCTTCGTTTCTCCACCACCACCTGCACTTGTAAGTGAAGTATTGGCAGTCGTATAGTTTGAGATAGACGAACTAACTGCTCTTCGTAATTTTCCTAATGATAAGTTTTGACCTGCTGTTGTTGACATAATATTTTCCTAATTATAAATATTACTCATTGTAGATTCGTAGATATTTTTCAACCCACTCCTCTTTATTATCATATTTTTTTAAATTTTTTCTCAAACCCTCAAGTAAAGTTCTTCTATGTGATTCCGATAATGTTTTTATCTCCTCTACACATTTATCAAATTCTTGTTTGGTAGTTGCCCTAAATGGATAATGTATATCATCACACCAATTATGTGGTAATATTGGTAACTTACCATAATCAACTGCTTCAAAAATACTATATCCAAATGGTTCATTAAGATGTGCAGAATGACTTATTCCCCAATCATCTCTATCTAAAAACTTTTTTAAAAACTGATACTTAAATTGATAAAATCTTGTATCAGAAAATTTAATTTTTAGTTTCTTTTCCCATTCTTGAACATCATAGATATCGGTGAATGCAAATGATTTATGTCCTAACAAGAAATGTGGGGCCTTTCTTGTTTCCATTCTGGCGGCAAAACCGATAGTGTCATTCATCACGATATCTTTATCTTTTTCAAATTCATAATAATTGGGTATATCAATTAAATCAAACTTTTTATGTAATGGTGTTTTTTCTACTCCAATCCAAATCTTGTGTTTTGCCCAACTTAATACATCACTTTCCCAATCTTTTGATGAAGCAAAATGCATTAATCTTGGTAAATCTAAAGTAAACCCAGCCTGTAGACTTAAATCTAAACTAACATGAACTACATTAGAATGTATTTTATCACGATGTTGTGATATTAATTTATGTGGTGTATAATATCCATGAAGTATATTTATTCGTCTACACTCTTTTATATATTGTTCAAACTTAACTGGGTCATCACTTTGCCACACAACTTCAACATCAGTATCAAACTTTACATTTAATTTATCAACACGATTACGATGTATCAATAATTTACTTGGATATTTAAGATGTGGACTAACTTCCTTTAACCATTTGTTAACCCAAACATCACTACCACCATAAACTAATGAACCACCACCTGTACTATAATAAACATCAAACATATTAACCTCTATTTATCGTGAACATTATGTGTCATATAACCTTGTGCAAAATATACATCATAAGGTTCACAATTTAAATTTACAACTTCTACTTCTTCCACTTCTTTTATAATAGAAACAATTTGAACTTCTGTTAAATCATCTCTAATTAAATAATCATCATACTGAACTAACTCATCAGTTCTCTTATACTGATAAATATATCCACTACCCTCTTCACCTCTACTTATTGCAGATTTTACTAACCATGGGTGTTCTTCAGTTGTTTTTATTACACTATTAATTCTATAATAACTTTCAAAATAATCAAAATACAGATGTTTAACACTACCAGTAACAATTCTCATATCAGAGATATCATCATCAGTCCACTCACCCCAAGTATCGGTGGAATCAAAATCTAATGGAATATTATCTTTATGATAAGCAACTATAGTATCACCCACATTAACATCTTCAATGTTTTTATAAAAAGTATTTCCCTTTTCATCTTGTAGTGTTATTGAAGTTCCAATCAATAAACATCCACCACCACCATAAATATCATAGTCCGCACCATAAAATTCATCAAAATGTATTGGGTGTTGTGCACTACCACTTGCGGGGCCTCCTTGGTCATAATCAAAATTAGGTTTATTATCTGTCTCATCATGAACGGTTGCTCCTGCAGTATTCTCACCTGCAATTGATGAATAGTCTTGATATAAATCATGAATATCTGAATTAGCTGCATTTGGTGCAACTCCCTTTTCAACATTGATATCTGATATACTCATTGATATATTTTGACCAATGATTGGAACTAAAAGTGCACCACTTCCTGGTGCATCTAAAATACCTAATGTTGTAGAACCACTTGAATAGTTTTCACCATTATTAGTAATATTTGTTGAAGTGATATTACCAGAACTATTACTTGTACAAGTTCCTGCAAAACTTTGTCCATGTTTTGATTTAGTTCTTACACTTAATGTATAGGTTTGGGCATTACCATATCCACCACCACCCTCAGATATATTAATATTTAGTATTTTCCAACCACTTTGAAGTGCCACTTCTATAACCTCTTTTTAATTTCATCTAATTCTTTTTTCAAATCTTCTATTTGTTTTTGTTGGTCATTTATACCTTGAACTAATAATGATACGACCTTTTCATATTGTATTGCCTTGTAACCATCCTTACGAGTAGTAACTATTTCAGGTAAAACTTCTTCTACTTCTTGAGCAATCAAACCTACATCGTGTCCTTTTTCTCTTTCTACAATATCTGCATTATCATTCCAATCAAACTCTACTCCTCGTAGTTTACTGATTTTAAATAATGAATTCTCAATAGGTCTAATATTATCTTTTAATCTTATATCAGAAGAATAATAGGCTGTTACATTACCAGTAAATCTACCTGCACCATCAACATCCAATGCAACACCAGGTGATGCATCATTAATCCCTAAACCAGTATTAGTTATAGTTATCTTGGTTGATGTGGCATCATCATTTATACCAAGAGAATTAAACTTCTTTAGGTTAATGTTGTCGTATGTAGTATCACCTGTAAGTGCATCATATAAATTTGTTACATGTGTACTTGTGATACTCGCACCACTTGTGATTCCTGATTTATCTAAATTTGCCATTTATTTCCTTATACAAATATTACTGCTGCAACACCCTCTCTACCATCGTGTCCATCACTTCCTTTTACACCATCACCAGCCAAAGTTCCAAGTTCACCTGCACTACCCGAATTTCCACCAGTTCCTCCAGTTCCACCAGTTGCATCAAATCCACTATTAGAAGCAGAAGTGAATGTTTGAAATACCATTTGATTTGTTCCATCTGATATTGTGTAGGATGGGTTAAATGTTCCGAGTGGTGTACTTCCTGTCGGTGTTAAGTTGGATGTTACTAACATAATAACTCCACCATTACCACCAGCACCACCACCGCCGCCTCCGCCTCCGCCTCCACTTCGTTTTGGCAAGGCCATTCTAAATCTTGTTTTTGTAGTCCAATTGACTTGATATTTTTTTCTCATTTCATTTTTAACATTAAACATATTATTTCCTATTATGATAATCCTAATCCACCACCTTGGCCACCATTACCACCATTACCACCATTACCACCTACGGCTTGTAATTTACATCTTCCATGACCACCAGTATTACTACCAGGACTTGGTACTCCTAATGTTGGTATTGTTGTAGAATATACACTCGTATTCCACCAATCAATAACTTTTGCTGATATTAAAACGATACCACCATTTGAACCAGCACCACCGCCTCCACCACCTGCACCACCTGCAAATGTTGCATATCTTGATGCAGCTTCACCTATTCCCTCATCGGCAGAATCACCTTTACCACCACCACCACCTGTTCCACCAGAATTAGTTGGACTTGTGGTTAATCTAATGGCATAATCATTACTACCAAATTCTGCTCTTACTTTAATAATACTATCTGCAGGTGTTGATAAATATTGTATACCTCCCTGAACTACTGATGGTGAAGAAGCTGCTGCGGCTGATGAGTTTCCACCACCACCCTCTGATGATTGTCCACCATTACCACCCTTAACACCTGCTCTACCAGTTAATGTTGAAATCATTGGATGAACAGTACTCAATCCATCTGTTGCAAGAGATGATGTTGCTGGTGTTGTTCCAGTTCCTGGTGTGTTTGCTGATGGTGTTCCAGGATTACCACTACTCAAATCTACCGATACACCACCACCTGTACCACCTGCACCACCTGCACCACCTTGTTGTAAACCTACTAATGTTCCACCTGTTCTTCCACTTCCACCAGTTCCTGCAGTTCCTGCAGTTGCATTGGCCAGTGCTTGATATGCAGTTCCATTTCTGTCTGAAAGACCATCGGTACCATTTCCACCAACACCACCTGAACTAGCATTTTCAAAGAAAAGAACATAATTACTACTACCACCTGAATCAGAATAAATAAAAATACCCTCTGATGCAAACAACCTATATCCATTCATATGAAATTTTAGGTCACCATCATCAACACCTAATATAAGTCGTTTTAAATAAACATCTCTTTCTAAACGAAGATAACGACCATCGGTTGCATCATATTTTGTCATTATATGGTCTTTATATCCAGGTGAATAAATTTTTCCAAGATTACCATCAGTTATGGATGCAGATGGTGATGATGTAAATCCATCAGTCCATATTTCCATTGTTCCACTTTCTCCATGTGAATCTACTCTCAAATCTCCATCTTCACCACCACCAAAGATAGTTTCTGCACTAATTAAAAATTCTTTTTGGTTTCTAACATAAACACCAGTTCCTCTAATCTTACCATCCGAACCAAAGGATATTTTTGCATCTTGACCAGTGTTTGCATCTGCACCTGCATAAAATGCACTTTGTACACCGACATCTGCATGTGCCTGTGATGAATGAACTAATCCAATATAATCATTTACTCCAGTTGCACCTGCATTATGTAATTTACCAGTTGTAATTGTCCAACCATTTGATGTTCCACCGAATGTTCCTGTGTTGGCATTTATTGTTCCTGTTGCTGTTATATTACCAGCATTTGTTAGATGGAAGTTACTTGAACTTATTTCTATATTACCACCACTACCACTAACGAATTGTCCACCACCACCTAAATAGAAGTCTGAAGAACTAACTACTAAAGTTGAACCATTCCATTGTATTTTTGAACCTGTAGAACTACCAACAAGTAATCTACCTTGTCCATCTGTATAAAATCCATTACCACTATTATAAGCAGTTGGTGGTGTTTGTCCTAATGCAATCTTACCATTATTGGTTGCACTATCCATAACGATAGTTGAGGCGTCTAATTGGAATGTATCAGATTTTAATTGTAAAGTATTTGATGAGGCATCTAATTTAAGTAAATTATTGGCATCTCCTCTAACTAAGAAACTACCACTACCATTCATATAAATACCTTTGTTAGTTCCACCAACACTTGTATTTAAAGTAGCCCCCAATGCAAATTCAGGATAAGTTCCTGTTGAATCTAATTTTACTTTATTAGGTCCTGTTGTTTCTAAATCTATATGAGATGGTTTTAATGTAAATGTTCCACCACTATAATTTATATAATTACCACTTGTGTTTCCAACTAAAAATGTTCCATCACCTTTTAAGAAAATACCATTACCACTTGCTGCACTTTGTGGTGGTGTAGAACCAAGTGCAATTGTTCCAACATCAGACGAAGACACAATCAATGTATTTGTGGTTAAATTAAAGTCTGCAGTTACAATTCTCATTGCATCATTTCTACCAAAGAAGTAGGAATTATAATTACCATCCCCAAAGTTATAAACTTGACTTGTATCTACTGATAAATTGTCTGATATTAATATTGCACTTGCACTTATTCCACCTGCAGTATCTACGAAGAATCTTCCAGCACTTCCTGTTGATTCTATCTCACCACCAAGTAGAGTAATCTTTGGAACTCCACCTGTTCCACCATTTCCATCTAAATTAATTTGGTTACTTGAACCCAATGACATGGATTGTTGTGCAGATGATATTTCAATACCACTTGCATCTACTTCAAATTCACCAGTTTTTATTGCAATTCCACTTGAACTACCACTTATATAATTTGTAGCACTACCAAAATAAAAGTTTTCTGTTAGTAAATTAATTCCACTACCACTTAAAGTTATGTTAGATGCTGCAATATCAAATGTACTACCAGTCATCATTAAGTAATTGGTTGGGTTTTTGTATATAGAAATACCACCACTACCACTCATAAAGATTCCAGCCTGTCCAAATGTGGTTGCACTACCAAGTCCTATACTATTCTCACCACTTGATGATGCAATCATCTTTAGACCCGTAGAATTTATTCCTATATCAGATGTTCTAACATCTAATCTATTATTTGCAAATCTTAAATAATTTGTAGAGTTTCTTTGGAAATTAAATTCTCCACTTCCACTCATAAAAATACCATTACTTAATAATGTTGTTGGTATTACACCACCTAATCCAATACTACCACCTGCAGAACCCTTAATTTTTATTCCACCATCATTACTTGGGTCTGAATCATGACCTAAACTCATTGATGCTTGTGTTGATGATATATGTAGGTCTGTTGCATCTAATTCAAATTTTTGTGATTGTATTTGTATATCACCACTACCATCATGTGATAAGAAATTGGTTCCTGAACCTACTTTGAATTGTCCTGTAGTATACCAATAATTGTGGGTATTAATCCACATACCATCATTAGTTCCACTACCATCATCTTGAACATCAGTACCAATTATAATCTTATTACTTGCACCAACTCCTGTATGGACAAATAATTTACCAGTGATAGAACCTGTAGTTGCAGTTATACCACCAGTAAAGTAACCATTACTTGTATAAATACCAAATCCTGCATCTGCTGGTAAAATACCAAATTCTGCAAACTCACTAACATTCACACCACTTAAATCACCTACACGAGCTTTCAAATCTACATCATAAATGTTACTACCCGTTCTTTCTACAATATCAATATATGGTGTTGTGGTATCATTTGGATTTGCATTTAATCTAATATATCCACTACCACTTCTACCAGTAGATACTAAAACTTGTCCCTCTTCATAATTTGATGGTGTTGATTGTATATCACCTACAAATGCAGCTTCACTACCACTATGAGTCGCACTTGAACCACTATATCCACGCTTCACATATAACTTACCAGCAAAATTAGTTTCACTTGATGGAAAGTCTCTTGATGCACTTTGAACCAATACATACTCTGTTTGGAATCCTGTAGTTGTTACTTTCTTAATTGATAAAACTTCACCATCATTATTATAACTTCCAGTAAATCCAGTTGCATTTACAACCGACATAGTTTCTTGTGATGCAGTTACACCCGCCGAACCTGTTATTGATGTTGAGTTTGCTACATATAATTGACCACCTACGGCATTTACGGTTTCTTTCTCAAATACTGCAGTTGATAATGTTCCACGAATTCTTGCATTTTCAAACTCTGCAGTTCCATTACCTGCTGCAGATATTCTCCAACCTCTTACATTAGATGCAAAGTCTGCAGTTTCTATTGTTCCTGCACTTCTTAAAAATAAATTAGTTGAAAATATATTACTACCATCTATTGACCAACCTGCAATTCTATTACCCTCTTCACCAAACTTAACTAAAGTGTTACCATCTGCAGTTCCACTGCCATCATAGATTTTCATTCCATAATCATCACTACCATCAGAATCACTTATTTCACCTATTCTTACATATTCATTACCACTATCATCAAATACTTGTATTCTTTCATTACCAGAACTAATATCAATTGTATCAGTATTTAATTCAAATGCGGATGAACTTACGGTGAATGTTGAACCATCAAACTGAATTCTTGAACCAGTAGAACTTCCAAGTAAAAATCTTTCATTACCATCTACATAAAAACCATTTCCACTATTATATGCAATTGGTGGTGTTACACCTAATGCAATAGAACCATTATTTAATGAACTACTTATTTTTAATGTACCTGCATCTAAACCAAATTTTTCTGATTTCACATCAAGTTTATTTACATCATCAAACCTAATATAATTCTTTGCATCTTGTTGGAAATTAAACTCTCCACTTCCACTCATGAATAATCCTGTGGCTGTCATACTTGGTGAACTACCAAGTTTTATACTTCCACCATAATTTGTACTCACATCAAATGTTGAAGTATCAACATGAAAATCACTTGTTTTTATTTCAATACCAGTACCATTAAATTTTAAATGATTACTACCAGTTACTGCCGAAAACAATGGTGTTACTCCACTTGCTACTCCAAGAAATACTCCATTTCCACCATAGGTTTTATCTGCAATAGCTTCGGCTGGTTGTAAACTTATAAATGGACTATTACTATTTCCTCGTATAACAACTTCATTACCACTACCCAAAGACATTGAGGCTTGAGTAGAAGATAATTCAACCGTACCAGCGTCATTATGAAATCCAGAAGTTGTTAAGTTCCAACCTGAAATGTTTTGTTCACTTTTACCAATATACAGAAGATTAGAGTAATTATTAGATGAATTCTTTTTTATTATTTGTAAACCATAATCATCATTGTGGTGTAAATTAGTAGTATCACTCAATCCACCAACTCTAACTATCTTTACATGACCATCGGTTGTATCATCATCATCTCTGTATATATGTAAACCTTGTTGAATATTTTGAGCTTGATTATCAGCCTCAACTGATAAGTAAATTCTGGATGTAGCAGTTGTAGAATGACCACTAAGTGCCTTAGTAATATAACTTCCACTTATTTCCCAACCTGCAATTTGATTTGTATCACCCAATCGGAATAAATTACTACCACCTGATTTTCCTATAATACCCCAATTAGTAGAAGTAGTATGATATAATTCTAACTTATTATTACTATCCTCTTTGATTGTAATAATTGGTGTTGAGTTATCTGCATCAAGTATAATACCTTTACCAGAAGCATTGACACTTGAAAGTGTATCACCATCAATATCCCAATTTGCAACTCTACCACCACTAAATAATACATTTGAACCTGTTACATCACCACTTTCTTTTACATTAAAGTTTGAAGTAGAGATAAACATATATTGGTCTTGATTTAAATGTGTATATGTTCCTGTTGGTGTAGGACTACCACTTATAAAAATATTCTGACTATGAAATGAACTACTATCAGTTTGAAATCCACCTATCATACCTGCACTTGCAGTAATACTTCCCTCAAATGTTGCACCACTTGCAATCAAGATACCATCTTTGTCCACCATAAACATTGGGCCCATCTTAATATAATAGTTGTCTGGATTTTCAGTTGTTGGTGTGAAGTCTATATAATACTCATCTCTTAATTGGTCAAATGCAGCAGCACTATCAGTACCAGGGCCTTGGTCTGTTTTGTATATTGTGGAAGTTGTTGCATCCATTGTGATATTACTACCACTCAATTTACCATCTACAATATTCCAATCACCAATGTTACCAGCAGTTGCAGTAATAACACCACTCATAGTAACATCACCAGTATTTGTCAAATGAAAATTACTTGAACTTATTTCTATATTACCACCACTACCACTTACAAATGCTCCAGTCTCACTACCAAGAAAGAATGTATCAGTTACTACTTCAAATAAACTTGGATTTGTTCTAAATCTTAAATACCTATCAGTTGAACCATGTGCATCAACTAATTCCAATCCAACTCCATCATAACTTTGACTTGTAGAGAGTGATTGGGAAACTGAACCACTAAAGATTAAAAATCCACCTTTATTTTCTGCAATAGTTCTATCAAATCCATTATATCCAAGTGACCTCATATATGCAGAACCACCATGAAGTTCAATACCACTACCCTCAACACTACCCATATACATAGAACCACTAAGTAGATTACCATCACCATCAATATTAAATGAAGCACCCTCAAACAGAACATTTTCAGTTATTGCAATCGTCTCTGCAATATTACTATCTGTATCAAAGAACTCAACTAAGAAATCATAATTATCAGGTTTCTTAGGCATTGGATGAGGCATTGGTACAATTGCCCTAAAGAATTCAGGATTAAAATTAGTTTCACTATAAGGTCGTAACATAACATCAGATATTACAAACCTACCTGCCTCTACTTTAAATATAAGTTGTGTTTTTGGGTCACCTGTTGTTGATGAGATAAATGTATTATATACATTATCTATTTTACCTTCTACGGCAGAACTTTGTGGTATATTTACTTCACCAAGGAAATGGTCTTCTTCTCCACCATCTCCAGATATTGCAGAACCACTTAAGTAAACTTTTAATATTGCACTATTACTAACATCTTCTTCTGATGTTAATTTTTCTTCCTTTAGATAATATGAATTAAATTGTAATGTATAAGGAACACCATATTCCAATTCAATACTTTGAGAAGAAGTTAAAGTTACAACATCATCAATACCACGATTACTACCACTTACCAACATACCATCAACTAAATAATCATCATTTTGTGTCTTAGTTCCACTATTGATTAACCAATAATCATCTATAATTGATTGTGTATAAAAATATCCAGTATTTGCAAACCCAGTAGTACTAAATGGGTCTATTAACATTTGTGGTGATTCTATTGGTGTTTCATAAATTGGTTCAAAATCACCAAGTGTTCCTTTACTTCTTGCATAAATTTTTGATTTATAAACATCACCACTAAATGTTCTTAAATTACCAACCGTAATATCTGCAAATGACCTAAAGTGTGTTGTACTTATAGATTGTTGTGGTGCTGGTTGATATGACATAGTAACAACACAATCTAAAATATCTGCAGGATGTTTTTCACCTGTAGTTTTATTTGTTACAAAAAATTGGTCTTCTGGTTCAACTACACTACTATTTTTAACTTTCTTAACTTTTGTTGTAAATGTATCAGGAATAGTAAACTCATCGGTAGGAAATTTTGTTGTATCTACTGCAGGACTATTTATAGTAACATCTGCACCTACTAATGCACTTGAAGCTTTATTTGAATCATTTTCTGTTCCAGATTCCAATTCATTAATTTTAATATTAGACTTTTCAACTTCAGGTGAAGCCCTTCTAACCACTCTTCCACGAGTACTTAAATGTGGTCTTCTAATTACTTCAATTTTACTCTTTCTATTATTCTTAAATCTTTCAATTTGTTTTGTAACACTATCAAGTTCTTCAATATTTGGTTGTGCTGGAAAATCATCTACAGGTTCATTATCTTTTGGTAATATCTCTGTTCCATCTGGAGTATTCTCTATATCTGCACTACCTGTAATTGTTACGGTAGTGTCTGCAGTAGTATTATTAACAAAACCCTTAACAATTTCCTTTACGGTTACTCGTGGGGCACCATGAAAAATAATTGGTTGAGTATTAGGTATAGTAGAATTAATAAAAATAGGTCTGATATATCTTACATTATAAACACCTTGGAATGCAGGTGGTATGGATTGTATTGATGTCTGACCAAGTGTGGATATTCTTTGATTTTTTAAATCTTCTAACTCTTGTATCTCATTAAGTACATCTACACCTGCCTTTGCTTGTTGTTTTAATGCATTTAATTGGTCATCAAAAGGACTCGTAGTATTTATTGAATCAATACCAAACTCATTATTTGGTGTAGTTGTATCTACAAATCCATCTTTTAACTCACCAACAACATAAAGAAAACCATCACCTGGGGCAGTATCATCATAAACTTCTATTGATACTCTACGAGCATTACCCTCAAGATAATGTGGTATTGCTTCAGTATAAACAGGATTACCTGCAGAATCTAAAATCTCTATTTTTAACTCTACATTTTCCTTTAAAAAGTGCGAACCTGCAATAATAAAAGATGAGGCACCCTTTGGAATAGTAGATGGAAAATCTACTACATTGAAATATTTACTGGATAATCCAGATTCCTCTTGTAGGATATCTAAATCTTTTAATCCTTGATATTTGTTTATTCTTTTTAATATAGGCATTAGGTTTCCGAATGATATTATATATTCAACTATAAATATAAAACATACCAATTAATATACTTATTAATAAGTAATAAGTGTGTATAAAATATGTAGGATTATTTATGAATAAGAAGAAAAGATATAACTTTACCTTAGATGAAGATTTGGTAAATTGGTTAAAATTATATTGTAAAGAAAATAGAGTCTCTCTATCCTCTTTTATAAACCAACAAATCCATAAAGTTTACAGAGAAAATTCTGTTAGACCATTAAATGTTATGCGTTCATCCTCTGGCAAATCTAACTGATGAACTTCCATTTACCTTTTTAATTTCTAATAAGGTATCCACGAAATCTCTCATTGTTTCAATGTGAGAAACAACTAATGAGAATTGAAACTCTGATTTCAGATATTGGAATAATTGAGCAACTGAATTTAGATTGTCTGAATCCATTGTTCCCCAACCCTCATCTATAGCAAGAAAGTTACTTCGTGGTAAATTACTAACATTCATTAAACCAACTCTTATTGCAAGAGAACTAATGAATCGTTCCATACCACTTGATAGTTCTAAAGGCCATACTCTATCGTCATCATATACAATATGAGTATCAATAACTTTACCATCCATATTAAAAATAATACTGAAGTCAACTATTTGAGCCAAGATATCATTTACTGCTCCCTCTACGGTAGGTAATGATTTACTAATTAAATCATAAGGAACACCATCTCGTTTGATTGCCTCTAATAAGAATTGATATGCTTGGTGTGAATCTTCAAGTTCTTCTACTTTATTAATGTTATCATTAATTTGTTTTTCTTTGGTTTTCAATACTTGAATCTCACCATGTAAATTTGTAATTTTAGAATTAAGTGTATCTAATTGATAATCTAAATCATCACTATTATTTTGTAATTTATCAATCTCAACTTCTACTTGTTGATTAAATATAACATTTTGTTCTTGTGACTTGGCTCTTTCCATATCACTTTTAATTAAATTAAATTGTGTAGTTATATTCTTTTGTTTTTCTTTTGTAATGTTTATATTAGATGTTATGTTATCTTGGTATCTTTGTTTTTCATTTAACTTACCCTCTAACTCATCTAAATCTT